CCACCTCCTCCTGCTGAACCACCACCTGAAGACGATGAGCCTGTAGATGAAGAAGATGAAGAGGAAGTGAGGCTTGAACTTTTGAGGCAAGGCTATACTGATGAGGAAATTAATCAGATGCTTGGCCTTGAATATGTTGATGAAGAAAAGGAAACATTCAAATGTGAGTGTATTGATTGTGGATATAAATTGACTTCCAAAAAGCATTGTGTCGATTTGGTCTGCCCAAAAACAAAAGGGATAGAAATAGATTTCAAATTGAGATGACGAGGAACATGCTTATTTTGGAGGAGATGCAGGCTAAAGAATTTAGGTTGGCTTTGAACAAGCAGTATTCAGATGTAGCTAAGTTTATAGACCAAGGGCTACTATTCGACATTGATGTAGCAGTGAATAAAACAAGGGCAAGATTGGTTGCTACACTTGGGAAACAATACAGAAGGACTGCTACAATCTTCAATAAAAAGGTTACAGATGTTATAAAGGAAGTTAAGCTTGCGATTCCACTTGAAGCAAAGACTCCAAAAGACGAGTTTTGGAGAACAATGAATAGTTGGAATAGGGTTCAAGCTGGGGCAAAAATAACTAAAATTCAAAAGACTACCAGAGAAAATATCCAAAGGGCTATAAGGAAAGGCATTGCAGAAGGTGAATCACATAGGCAAATAGCTAAAAGGATTAGGAATACAGGAAAAATTACAAATGGCATTAGAGCCAGAACAATTGCTATAACAGAAACTCATACAGCAGCAGTTAAGTCAGTTGATGCAGCCATAGCCAGTACCAGGATTGAGATGGAGAGAGAGTGGGTGGCAACTCTTGATGAAAGAGTTAGGGACTCTCATGCAGATGCAGATGGACAAAGGACTACACAAGATGGAGAATTTGTTGTCAACGGAGAGGGCTTAAAATATCCTGGCGACCCATCAGGTAGTGCTGAAAATATTATAAATTGCAGATGTGTTGTTATATATCATACACTTAATGAACTTGATGAAATTCCACCAGCTGTTCCTGCCAATTCACCAAAGCAATATGAAGGGACAGTAAAAGGAATTAGTGGCAATACACCATTGTGTGATTATGTAGGTTTGCCGACAAGAAAAACCTCTTGTTTGGATTTCATAATGCGTTCTGACAAAAGGATATCTGGCTAATGAGTGTTCAATTGTATGATGTTGATGGATATGTTGGTGATCTTGCTACCAATACTGGTATGTTGAATCTTAATGATTTTATAATGGAGAAAGGCAACAATGCATCTAAAGGGCTGATGGTGCTTGGCTCATCACTTGTTACTAATGATTTGATTATCAATTTGAAATCATTAAAACCAAGGAATCCACATGTCAAAGACACTTTGAATAATCTAATCAAGATGATTAAAAAATCTGAGCTTGTTGTGATAATTGCTGATGGTGTGAGGTAAATGTTGTTTACAAAAGCCAAGGTGTGCTTGACAAAAAAGGATGTATCAAAAATCAAAAAGGCTACAGCTGTTGATAGGCCAATTGTTGGCAATAGTCAGATTGATAATGCATCTAAAAGCTCTAAGCTTGCGTCATCTATAGGTGGTGACACGTTGCCAGGGAGGTCTGTTCCGTTTGACATTAGAGTTGGTACATCCAGCAGGCCAAAGCACTTTGTTGACGTCAAAATAGTCAAAAAGGCTTCTAAAGCTGGTATCGATGGTGTCTATATGCCTAAAGATTCTTTGGCAAGGAAGTTGGCTGAGGCTAAGAAGCACCCTGGTGTGAATTTACATACAGTTGTAATTGATGATAGAACCGGGAAGATGTATTATGACAAAGGCATAAAAACATTTAAATTTAAAGACATGCAGGAAATTAATGAGTCTGTGTTAAAAAAGATTTTTGGCAAGCCTACAAAGCCTATCTTAAAGCCCAAGCCACCAAGGTTCACTCCAGCAAAAACTGTAGATGAAGCTAAGGAAAGGTTTAGTTCATCTCAATTTGGTTCGAATTTTACAGCAGGCTTTGAACATGAATTTTCCAAAAAAGAGTTGTTGGATAAAGTGTTAAATCCTATGCTTAAAGAATTTGATAGAATTGAAGCGTCATTCTTGAAGACCAAAGATATCATCAGGGGTTCTTCTTCAAGACTAAAATCAATCAAAATTTATAAAAGAGATGTTTTGCCAGGGACAAATCAAATTGGTAGTTACCTTGCTGGTGATGCTGAAATGTTTATGTCATCAACTTTGAAAAAGGGCCATGATTTGCACAGATTGAAAGTTGGAAAAAAGAATTTTAGTGTTTCGTCTGATTTGTTGGGGATATATCGTCATGAGTTTGGACATTTCATCAAAACTGAAATTGCTGGAAGTGGTGTTTTGAAAAAGAAAAATTTTACCAAAAAATGGAATAAAATTTTTAGCAAAAGAGGTTCAAAATTCTTTGAAAAAGGGGTCAGTAGATATGCAGGGACAAACGCTGATGAAGCATTTTCTGAATGTTTTTCTGCATATACATCTCCTAAATATAAAAGAGGGATGTTGCCAAAGGATATAGAGTCTTTGTTTGATGATATGTTTGGCTAATAACATTGGAGATTAATAAGCATGGTTAATCAACCAAATTGTTTCAAAAGGAAATGTGTGCATTATATTGGGGTGGTACAGCCAGATGGGACTGAAAACATTGAGCTTCATGTGTGCTCTGCTTTTCCGAAAGGCATTCCAGATAAAATAGCATATGGCAGCAATTTGCATTTAAGACCATTGCCCAATCAAGACAACGATATTGTATTCCAAAAAAACAAAACTTAATGACTTGTTGGCCGATAACTGAATCAATGAACAGATGTTTTATTTTAAGAGAATATTTTTGGAGGAAGCTGATATGAATAAGTCCTATTTGGATATTCCGCTTGAAGTCAAGGCTAAGGATATTAATGATGATGGTACCTTTAAAGGATATGGTTCATTATTTAATAAAACACCAGATGCTTACGGAGATCTTGTTGCTCCTGGTGCCTTCATCGATACATTGGCTGCTGGTGGTCGTAACAAAACAGGTGTTGCTATGCTGTGGCAGCATGACTCATCAAAAATTCCTGGTGTTTGGATTAGTCTTGATGAAGACAAAAGAGGCTTGAAAACTGCTGGCAAGCTGGCTTTGAAAACCAGTTTGGGCAGTGATGTCTATGAGATTATGAAGCTTGGTGCTGAGACAAAGACATTCAAGCTTGGTATGTCAATTGGGTACGATGCAGTTGAATATGATACCAATAAAGAGAAACAAACACGCACATTAAAAAAGGTCGATTTGTGGGAACTTAGTATTGTCACGTTTCCGGCAAAACTTGGTGCCGTTGTGTCGACTGTGAAAGCCATAGAGGAAGCTAAGAACGTTCGTGATTTGGAAAATGCTTTGCGAGAGGCAGGGCACAGCAAGAATCAAGCACAAATGATTATCAGTGTTTGCAAAGCATCTTTGCGAGATGTGGAGATGAAGAAAAGAGGGGAACAAGAGCTGACAAATGTTTTAGACAGCTTGAAAAAAGTAAATGATGGGCTACCTATTATTAAAAGGGTTGGCCCTGATGGCTTGTCTGGCATATTGAATAGCTTGAAACAAATTAATTTATAGAAGCATAGGGAGGAATTTAATTATGCGTTATCAGAAAAAAGATGCAGAGGGCAATGATATTACACCGGAACCTGCAGTTGTCAAGGCAATTCAGGACGAAATCAAAAAGCTTGGTGATAATACCAAAGCCAATTTTGATGAATTGCACAAGTCTTATGAAGCAGTGAAAGGTCTGATTGGTGAAGGTGATGGGAAATTTAATGCTTTGCTTGAGGAACGGATCACAAAGTTCTCCGAGGAAATCACGACCCGTCAGGTTGCCATTGATGAGAAAATTGCCATTACCATCCAAGAGCAAAAGGATTCCCTTGATGCCAGGATCGATGCTGTCGAAACTGCTTTCAAGAGGGTTCCAAACGAAGACAATTCCCTGTCAGTAGTCCAAAAGGCTGATCAGCTCAAAGAAGCCAAAGACTTCATGATTAATGCTATGATAGTCAGGGATAAAAGCGACAAGGGTGCCACTTTTGACAGGGTGAAGCAGATGGAAGTGGATGTTGAAGTCTACGATGGATATAAACAAGCATTTGAACTGTTTATTCGTAAGGACGAAAGGCTTGCTACTCCAGAGGCACTGAAGGCACTGTCTGTAGGAGTTGACCCTGATGGTGGCTATACAGTGACTCCAGTTATGAGCAACCGGATTATAAAGAGACTTTTTGAAGCTGATCCGATTCGCCAGTTGGCCAGTGTTGAGTCCATTTCTACCGGAGCCATTGAATGGTTGGTAGATTGGGATCAGTTTGGTTTTGGTTGGGAAGGTGAAACTGAGACAAGTGATGAAACGGATACAGGAAAGCTCTACAAGAAAAGAATCCCTGTTCATATTATGTATGCCAAGCCAAGAGCAACTCAGACTCTTCTGGAAGATTCTGGAATCAATATCGAGAACTGGATTGCAGACAAGGTTGCAAACCGTTTCACCAGAGGTGAAGGAGCAGCTTTTGTAAATGGTAATGGTGTTGGAAAACCAAGAGGCATTCTGAGCTATGGTAATGGTGTTGCTTTTGGTACAGTTGAGCAGATAGCCATGCAGGCTGCGGCTGCTTTGACTGCTGATGGATTTATTGCTGTGAAATACAGTATGATTGAGCAATATCTGTCGAGAGGCACCTGGCTGATGAATCGTTTGACTGTTGCTGATGCTATGTATCTCAAGGATGGAACTGGAGCTTATATTTGGAAACCGAGTTTCAAAGATGATGAGAATAGTACAATTCTTGGTTTGCCAGTTCGCATGTCAACCTCAATGCCAACAGTGGCTGCAAATACCTTATCTGTAGCTTTGGCTGATTGGACTGAAGCATATATGGTTGTTGACCGTCTCGGAATCACCATCCAGCGTGATCCATTTACTGCTAAACCTTATGTTGAGTTTTATACGAGGAAGAGAGTTGGTGGTGATGTGACTAATTTCCAGGCACTTAAACTTGGAATCATAAGTGTATAATCGAAATTTAGGTTAAGCTTATGTTGGCAATAAACATATAAATTATCCTAACAAGGAGGATTTTAATCATGAGTATTAGAGAACAGATAAGCAATTTTAAATTTTTTGAGGTGGTTGCTCCGCACTTGGCTGATTTGAGTGTGACGCCGATTATTGGTGCAACTGTGGATACACAGGGCTATGAGACTTGTGCTTTTACAATCCAGCATAGCGCAATCGGTTCTGGCGCTGGTGGTGTCATTTTGACCAGCTTTGCTGATCCGATCAATGTGTATATGGAGCATGCTTCCAACAGTACCACTGGTGTTGATGATGTTGGTGCATGGTCATATGTTTCTGCTGAGCATGTTTGTGGTGTGGATATTTATCAGTTGATGTCAGACTTGACAATTGACAGCTGGCTTGCTCTTGATAATATTACAAGAACAGCATACAAAATTTCCGTACCGGCGAGAGCAGGTGGTTTGTCTGGGTTGGTATTGGCAATAGCTCTTTCAACTACAAGTGCTGCGAGCTGTTTGACAAATAGTTACCAGGCTAAGATCGGATATCTCGGACCAAAACGTTGGGTGAGAATCATGATGAGTGCTTCAACTGATATTTCCATTGTTGCTGTTGCTGCTCATGCATTCTTAGGGCTTCCGGCTAATTGGCCAGTCAATCCAGTATAGGTCCTGGCTGAACATAGTGTATAATGGCGAGGGAGCAATGTCCCTCGCTATAACGAACAACTTTTATCGAGGGGGAGACCAATGGCCGAGATAAGTCAAAAATACCAAGCAAACGTGGGAAGAGAACAAGGTGGTGGCCTTATGTATATGAAGGCAACTGGTTTGTTTAAGTTTTTTGATACAGATTATACAGGAATGTATTTGAGAAATTTTCTGTTATCCAGAAAATCTGTATGGGAACCACGTCTTTCAAGCGATGGTACAAATGATATGATGATGAGTACCCACAGCCGTTTCCTTGTCCCTTATGGACATATTCTTTTCAGTGGTTCAACTGGAGATTCCAAGCTTTCAATGCTGCTTCCATTGCCATCAATAGGTCAATATCTTGCGATGAATTTTACAAGGATGATTGGTGATGCCAACATCTCTATCTGGGCCCAATCTGGTGGTGGTTTGGATAATGTCTCATTGATTGATATTGGTGGGTTAGCTTTGTCGTCTTTTGAAGTATCAGCGATGGGAAAACTGATCATTAGTTGTGATGTTGACCAGCAGTGGTCTGTGATTGAAAGAAATGCAAGTGTTACAGCAAGGCTGGCATAATCAATAACATTTAAACTATCGAGGGGGAGAACAATGGCCGAGATAAATAATACATATCAAACAGACGTAGGGAGAGAGCGTGGTGGTAGCTTGTTTTTCATGAAGGCTGCTGGCAATTTTAAATTTTTTGATACAGATTATAATGGTTCATATTTGAGAAATTTTTTGTTATCCAGAAAATCTGTATGGTTTGCGGATATATCAGCTGGTGCTGCCGATGATACAATGATGAGTACACATAGCAGATTCCTGGTGCCTTATGGACATATTCTGTTTTCGACAATGTCTACTGGAGATTCAAAGCTTTCAATGTATTTGCCACTACCATCTGTTGGACAATATCTGAAAATAAACTTTGGAGTGGCTGTTGGTGCTGCTAATCTTTCAATTTATGCTTCTGCAAATGGTGGCGGATTAGGTGGTGTGTCTTTGATAGACATAGATGGCACTGTTTGTTCACAGTTGATGGTTACAGCCGGAGCAACAGGTGGTACAGTGCTGCTTCTTTGTGAAGTTGCAACTCAGTGGTCTGTGATCGAAAGAGATTTGATGATAGTTGCGCAAGCAAATTAACATTTATCAAATATTTAAAAGAGGTGGAATATGCCTAAAATCAAAATGGATGTTACGACTCAAGGCAGCAACGACGGTATAACTGTTCAGCGATTCAAAATTGGTCAGGAATATGTAGTTAGTGAAGGTCTTGCTAAGAATTTTGTTGATGATCAAGAGATTGCGACATATGTTAAAATCGAACGCAAGGCTGTTGTTGCTGCTCCTGAAAATAAAGACCTTGGTAAATCACCAAGCAATAAGGATAAGGACAGTGAGAAAGTTTTGGTAATGCGTGTTTATGAGCTTGCCAAAAAACTTGATATGCCATCCAAGGCTGTTATTCAGGCGGCAGATGAGCTTGACATAAGTGCAGGAGCACCAGCATCAGGACTATCAGAGTCTGAAATTGAGCTTATTACAGCCAAATTGGCAGAATAATCGTGAGGTGAGTTGGTGGCAAGCCTTAACAGGAAAACTGATAGTCTGATTGCGAATCCTTTGCCAAAGCATGGAAACAGGGCTTGGTCAGTTACAACTGAACCAGCTCTCGAGCCAGTAACTGTTGACGAGTTAGTCGACTTTGGCCATATAGACGGAGGTGATGAAGACGCAACTCTTGCAGGTTTTATAAAGGCTGCAAGAATAGCATCTGAACAATATATGGGCAGGGCTTTGATTCACCAAACAATAACGGTGAAATTGGATTATTGGCCAGCTGAGAATATCAAGTTGCCAATGCCACCTCTTGTTTCTATAACCAAGGTTGCAACACTTGACGAAGATGATGTTGAAACTGAGTACAGTTCAGACAATTATTTTACAATACTTGGAAGTGGAGTAGGGAGACTTGTTTTGAAAAGGTCTGTGGTTGCTCCAACCAACACATCTCGTGATTATGGTGGTTATCTTATTAGGTATGTTGCTGGATATGGTGCTGCTGCAGTTGCTATTCCACAGACTATAATTGAATCCATCATGCTATGGGCATCATCCATTTATGCAACAAGAGTAATAGATCCTAAAAAACCACCACCGGAAGCCAAATTTGGTTTGGATTTGTATAGGGTGGTAGAGGTTATGATCAGGTGATTGGATGACATGGTTGGCACCACAATTAAAATATCGAGTTCAAGTTTTAAAGTCGACTCATGATCCAAATGAGGCAGGAGGTTTTGATTTTGGACTTGGAAATGCATATGGAGAGGGCTTTGAAGTAGGTGATTTTGGATACATGGCTCCACTTGTAACTGTTTGGATGGGTATGAAGCCTCTTGGATATAGCGGAACTGGTCAAAAATATATAAGAGGCCAGCAGATAGATGAAAATGTATCTCATGAATTCGCCGTCAGAAAAGTTGCTGTTGCTAAACTTGGAAGGGAGATGGGGTTTGGATTCTCATCTGGTTTTAAAATAATGACTGATTTTTCTCATTTGAAAAGTGATTATTTTTTGTTTCTCGAACGAAGGTCAAGTGCAGCAGGAAGGTTGTTCAAGATACACGGAGTCATTGATCGAGAAGAGAATAGGGAATATTTAACAGTTATAGCCGAGGAAATTGAGGAACGAGGTGTTGGTTATCCGATATGATTGAGCTTAAAGGCATGGATATGATGAATGTAGAGCTGACAGCAATTGCTAAAAGGCTTGATGGTGTTGCTATAGAGATGCCTGAGAAAATCAAAAGAAGGCTGACAGTTGGTGCTAACACCATAAGAAACACTATTATAAAGTCAATGGCAAGAGAAAAGAAGTCAGGAAATTTTTATCTCAGGGGTGGCAAGGCTCATAGAGCATCAGCACCTGGTGAGGCACCTGCTGTTGATAGTGGTGAATTGTTGAGGTCTATTGTTTTTGATGTTAGGGGCATGGAAATGGAAGTTGGTGCAGAGGCAGGAGCACCTTATGCAGAGCTGCTTGAAGAAGGCACGAGCAAAATGAAGGCAAGACCCTTCTTAGAACCAGCCATTGAAGAGCATAGAGATGCAATTATAAATGCTGTTGGCAAGGATGTAACCAGAACTATAGAGAAAGCGATTGGTGGTAAATGAAACTGGCTCCAATTGTCATAAAAATAAGAACAGGCAGCACAAGGTTTGGAGATAATGTTGCTGGTGCTGCTGAATTTGCTGTTGCCACTGAACAAGGAATGCTTCAAAAAGAAGCAGCATTTGTTGTTCAGCTTGATGAAGTTGTCACTGAAAATAATGTTGACGGAGGTATAAGTCAAATCATTACAGAAAGATTTGGCGTTATCGTCATGCTTGACAATGCTCTTTCACAAAAAGATAAGACAGGCCTGACTGCATATGATACTTTATTTAATGTTAGAAAAGATTTATTCAAGGCTTTGCTCGGTTGGCAGATGGATGGTTTTGAAAGTCTTGTGACATATATTGGTGGCAAGGTTGTAGGAATCAACAGGGTACAGCTCTGGTACCAGTTTGAATTTGCTGCAGATGTAAGAATAGACACTGATGATGGTGTTGATATGGGTGATTTGCCAGAGTTCAAAAGGCTTTGGGCTCAGTACATCTTGGCAGATGGAGAAAAGTATGATAACATTGGTGATATAGTTGATAGGCCATCAGATAGATTGCCAACTGATTCAGATAATGTCGATGCTGAACAGGAAATCGAAGAGGAATAATATCATGACAAAATTCTTAATTCCAAGAAAAGGCTTGCTGGTCAGAGATTTAGATACAAAAATTCCTTTGGCTGAAGTTGGTGAAATTAAGCTGTGGAGTCGATACTGGAGGAGACGTGTTAAATGTGGTGATTGTGCAATTGGCCAACCTCCTAAAAAAATAAAATCAGAATAACAAAGAAAACATAAGGAGGAATGGATATGGCTATATCATTTAGCAACATCCCAACGACCATTAGAACCCCTGGTGCTTATGTCGAGGTGGATAACTCAAGGGCTTTGCAAGGACTTATCCAGAATCCACATAAAGTTTTGATACTTGGCCAAAAGCTGGCAGTTGGTGGTACTGCTGTTGTTGAGACACTAAAGGCTATCACTAACGACAACCTTGCAGATGGATATTTTGGGAATGGTTCCATTCTGGCTCGTATGTGTAAAACATTCAAAGAGAATAATCCAAATACAGAATTGTATGCAATGGCTTTGAGTGCCGATGGTGGTGTTGCTGCATCTATGCATATGGATGTTTCCAATGCTATGGAAGCACCTGCTGGGTGTTCAGGGGTTGGTACTTTTTATCTTATGATAAATGGTACAGAGTTCAAGTATGCGATAGCATCAGGTCAAAGCGCAAGTGGAATTGTAGCTGGTTTGAAAGCATTGATAAATCTTGATTCAACACTACCAGTTGTAGCTGAACAAAATAACCTTGTTGGTGAAAGTGCTTTGCATCTAAGTGCTGTTTGCTCTGGTACTGTAGGCAATTATCTTGATGTCAGGATGAATTATTATGAAGGCCAGTCAGCTAACGAAAGTATATTCTCAAGGGTGTCTGCTATAATATCAATGATTTCAATGCTTGGTGGAACAACTGATCCTGACCTTGGAGATGCTTGGGCTGTGATAGATGATGAGCAATTCCATTATATAATTCAGCCTTATACTGATGCACCAAATCTGACTGAAATTGAAGCTGAACTTGAAGATAGGTTTGGGCCACTCATTGATATGCAAGGCCATGGTTTCACTGCTGTCAGAGGAACATTGGCAAGTTGTACAACTCTTGGTAATGGAAGGAATTCACCTCATAACACGATTGTTGGAGCATACGATTCTCCAACTGCTCCAGAGGAATGGGCTGCAGCTATTGGTGCTGTAGCTGCTTGGAATTTGAATAATGATCCAGCAAGACCTTTGCAATTCCTCAAGCTGAAAGATGTTCTTGCCCCTCCGATAGAAAATAGGTTCACAAGGGCTGAGCGTGATATTGTACTCTATGATGGTATTGCAACTTGGATAACTGATACTTCATCCAATGTGCTCATTGAGAGGTGTATTACAACGTATCAGAAAAACTCAGCAGGAAATCCCGATCCAAGTTATCTTGATATTCAAACTCTTGCCACTTTGAGTGAAATCAGGTATCAGTATAAAGTGAGAATGGAGAATAGGTTCATCACTCCAAGATTTAAGCTGGCAGATGACACATTTCCTGTACAGCCAGGGAGCAAAATTGTTACACCAAAGACTATCAAGGCTGAAACGATCGCTTTGTTTACGGATCTTAGGAATGTTGGTTTGATTGAAAATTTGGAAGAGTTTGTAACAAACATTATAGTTGAAAGAAACGCAACTGACCGGAACAGGGTTGATGTGCTCTTACCACCAGACCTGATTAATCAGTTCAGGGTGTTAGCCGGTTTGTTGCAGTTCATACTTTAAAATAAACAGTTGCTTGATTATTAGTATTAGGCTACTTTTAGGAGGCCAACTGATAATTTTTAGAAAACAGATGTAGCTTTTCTTAAATTATTTAGTTGGCCTTTTCTTATTTTTAAAAAAGGAGAATTTGTTATGGGGAAAATTACTGGTAGAATTGAGGTTTTAGTGAATGGAGAGCTTTTGCTAAACAAGCCTGGGGCTGTTGCATCAGGAATTGGAATTTCTGGAGAGCCTGCTTTTGAGAGGGCAGCAGTAGTTGGAGATACTGGTTTGCATGGTTTTACACAAAATCCGATCATGGCTCAGTGTGAGGTGACTATTACCGACCGGAATGACATTTTATTATCAGATTTGGCAAGCATTAATGGTGATGGGACTGTGATATTCAGATCGGCAGGCGGAGGCAAAGTTTATACTATGAACAATGCAACATGTCTTGGCAACTTCACTCTAACTGGTGGTGAAGGAGAAACTGGTCTCATATTCCAAGGTGCTGCATGGGTTGAGACGAAGAGTGAGACATAATGGTAGCGAAAAGAATTAAAAAGCCTAAACCGAAAACAGTGAAAGTCCAGCTTAAATATCCATTGATAAAGAATGATGGTAAGCAGGAATTTATAATTGAAGAACTGACTCTTGGTCGTTTGAAGGCCAAGCATTTTCAGCTATTTCCTGATTCTATGTTTGAGGATGAAGGCAAGAATGTAAAGCCTCAAGATATTATCCCGCTGGTACATGCTTTAAGTGGGCTTGATGAAGAGCTGGTCGGAGAACTTGACTTTGATGATTTGTCTGCTATATGTGACAAGGTTCAGGATTTTTTAGCATAATTCCTCAGGACTGGAAAGACTTGATCTGGGGAATAACATATTATTACAGGTTTCCTCCAGAAAGTGTTTGGGAAATGGAAATTGAAGAACTGATGTTTTGGCAGGAAGGTATGGAGAGGATTAATTCATGGCAAAAACTTTCAATTTGAGTGTCATATTTAAAGTCGTTGACAAGGCTACTGCTCCTATAAAGAAAGTTGCTGCACAGATGTCAAAGATGGGTGGCCCAATTGATAAGGTCAGGAGCAAGATTGCTGCCTTTTCTAAGGCATCCATAAGGAGATTGAAAAAACTTGGTGCTGCTGCTAAAAGGGCTGCTGCCAGGATACGGTCAATGGGAACAAAGATGGCTGTTGGCCTTGGTATTGCTGGTGCTGCAGCTCTCCTTATAATTAAAAGATTCACTGGTATGGCTGATATAATTGGCAAAACTGCTGATAGAATTGGCATAACGACTGAAGAGCTTCAAAAATTAAGATTTGCTGGAGAGCAGACTGGGTTGTCTACAGCTGAGATGGATAAGTCACTTGAGCAGTTTAATAGGCGTATGGGTGAGGCTCAAGATGGTACTGGTGAAATGTATGATGGCTTGGTCAAATTGAAAATTGGTTTGAAGGATTCAAATGGGCAGATGAAGCCAATGAGACAAATCCTTGATGAGGTTGCTGACAAAACTGCCAATATGACTAATGAAACAGCAAGAGCAGACATTCTATATGGGATGTTTGGTCGGTCTGGTATCAAGATGATTAATACCTTGAGAGGTGGTTCCAAAGGGCTGAAGGAATTTGGCGATCAACTTAAATCAAAGGGTGGTGTAATACCAGAGAAAGTAATTAGGCAGAGTGAAAAATTTAATGATGCAGTAAATCTTTTAAAGAAGTCAATCCAAGGATTCATATCAACAGCTCTTATCCCGTTGTTACCAAGGATGACAGAGGTTGTTGAGAAGATGAGCACTTGGGTTGGAGAGAATAAAGAACTTATAGCTGGTTTTGGTGAGACAGTCAAAATGCTGATGGACATGGCTCTTGGGATAGCCAAAGTTGTTGGAGCGATAGGAAAATTTATTGGTGTAACTACTGCTAAGGTTGTGGGAGGCATTGAATCTGCAGGTTCAGAAAGAACTCACCAAGAAGCAATTGCAAGTGCCAATCAGCTATTTCCAGGAGCAACACAGCAAACTGAAATTAAAATAAAGGTCATGAGTGATAAAGATTCAACGGCAGTGGTTGAGAAAGTTACGAATATATCTGGCAATCCAAATGTCAATATTGCTACTGAAGCATACGTAGGAGCACATTAATGTCTTGGATGAAGAATTTACAGCAGGCAAGTTTTAGAGGTGTTCCATTTAAAGTAATGGATGCAGATACTGGTGTTGGCAGGAGAAATGTTCTTCATCAATATCCATTTAAAGATGTGCCTTATGTTGAAGATCTTGGTGCTGATGCTGACGAGTTTTCTATCAATGCTTATATACTTCAAAACAGAGAAAACAGTTTTGATTATTTTGGTGAACGTGATGCATTGATTGCTGCCATTAAAGGCTCAGGTTCAGGTACACTGATTCATCCATTTTTGGGAGAACTGACTGTTGCTGTTTTAGGCAAAGCAAGAATATCTGAATCGTTTGAAGAGGGTGGCATTGCCAGATTTTCAATAACATTTGTTCAGGCGGGCAAAAATAAGTTCCCACAGTCACCTCAGGATAATGTTGGTGCGGTTGATGATATCGCTGATATAAGCCTTGATAGTTTGGGAGATGTGACTGATGCTAAATATACTCAAACCAATATGCCAGGGTTTGCTGTAACTCAAGCAGTGACTGATGTTACGAGTGCTTTTGATATGATGAAAGCAACAGTTGTTTCAGTGAAGGATACCATTTCTTCAACAGTTTCAGATGCTTTAGCTGGCATAGAATCTGCCAAATCGTTATTGGCATCAGTTATTAGTAGTCCATGCGAGCTTGCCAGCATTGTAATTGGAGCAACCAACGAATTTTTTAAGTTGGTTGGGTTGGCTGGTGATACCTTTTCAAGTTTGTCGGTCGGAGTATGCAGTGGGCTGACGACCAATCGTTTTAAGTCAGGCGATAAAATAGACAATACAATAGGCACTTCTTGTGTTAAAGCAATGGTTGAAGTGAATCGTTTTGGTGAATTGCCTGAGATTGATGATCCTTCACCATACGGTGGGCAAGTTGAAGAAATCCCTGTTGACAATTATATAAGGGCACAGGAAAAGGCCAACAGGGTTGCTTATACAAACACAATAAGAGCTGCAATTTTGTTGAAAGCTACACAGGTGGCGGTTAGGATTGATTATTATAGCTTTGAAAATTCGTTTGATACTATGACAAAAATTACTAAAGCAATTGATGCATTACTTCTGGACATGGGCAATGATGCTGATAGTACCCTTTTCACCAAATATGGTTTGAGTATATTTGATGAAACTACTTATAACTCGTTGAAGGAAGCAAAAAGAATTTTTATCAAATCAATGAAACAGATTGGAGCGACCTTTGCCAATGTTGTTGCATTTGAGATTGGTGCTGGTGTTGTGTCATCTTTGGAGCTTTCCTATAACCTATATGACGATTTGGACAGATGTGAAAGCATTTTTGTAAGAAATGTTCCGTTGGTAAGACATCCAGGGTTTATGCCTGGTGGACAACAAATAGAAGTTTTAAGTGAATAATGAGGGAATAACCATGGTTCGTATTGGCCGAAAGATGTCAGAAAAAACTACGGAGATTATTAAGTGAGTGACATTGAACTGAATGTAAATGGTATTTTATATGGTGGATGGAAATCTTTACAGGTTGATTTATCCATGAACCAGCTTGCTGGTGCTTTTGGCTTTACAGCGACAGACCTTTTTCCTGGCCAATTGACTGATTGGCAAATTAAGATGGGTGATAAATGTGAGGTTCTGCTCAGTGGAACAGTGCTTATCACTGGCTATATTGATCAAGTAAATGTTGGCTATGATGCTACCTCACATAATATTCAGATAATGGGCAGAGACAAAACATCTGACCTGGTTGATTGTTCTTTTGTCAGTGGTACCAATGAATGGAAAAATATATCTGTTGAATCTATTATCAAAAGGCTTTGTGCACCATATGATATAACAGTTGTTGTAGATGATTCTGTAGCAGCTGATGTTAGTAAAAAAGAAAAATCATTTAAGACCAATGAAGGTGAAACTGTTTCTGAAGCAATACTAAGGCTTTGTGAAAACAAGGCTGTTTTGCCCTTGACTTTTGGCGATGGCCAATTGACATTGACAAGAGCAGGTGTAACCAGAGCAGCAGATACATTTGTGTTTGGTGAGAATATAAAAGTCGGAAATTTAAATCAGAATGATATGGATAGATTCTCAAATTATATTGTAAAGGCACAAAGTTCTGGAAACGACAATTTGACACTTGTTGATTATACACAGCCTATTGGAAATCTTGAAGATGATGTGATAAACAGATATAAACCTATTGTTTTCTTGTCCGATAAATCAGTTGATAATGCTGGAGCAAAGAACTTGGCCAGGTGGGAAGCAAGGAATAGGGCAGGACGAAGCAGATCATTAAACTATGTTGTTCAAGGATGGTTGCAGTCTAACGATGAACCTTGGAAAATAAATCAGATTGCCGAAGTGAAGGATGATTTTTTGAATATTAACAAGGAATATTTAATTTCTGACCTATCCTTTTCACTGACTGAAGGTGGAAGTGAAACATCTATCACCCTTGTTCACCCTGATACCTATGAATTAAAACCAGAATCTGTTAAAATAAAAGGACCATCAGACAAAAGGTTTGATCCAAATACTCAGGTGTCCCAATGAAAAGAATAATAGCAGCTTTAAAAAATAGAATATATTTGATCATTGGTCGGTCTATTTTGAAGGCTATTGACAACAGTGAATCAACTCAAAAACTACAGGTGGTTGGTTTATCTGGTGAAACAATAACTGATATTGAAAGATTTCAAGAATACGGATTCGAAAGCTATCCTTATGTTGAAGCTGAAGCAGTTTGTGTGTTTATAAATGGTAACAGAGATAATGGAATTGTTTTGTGTGTTCACGACAAACGACATAGGCCAACTGACTTGGCACCTGGAGAGGTTGCACAATATCATTCAGAAGGACACAGGGTTCTTTTGAAAGCTGGTGGAATTATTGAAGTTGAAGGAGCTGAAATAAAAATTGGTGATGTTGCTGGAACATTGAATAAGTTGTTAAATAAACTGGCTATGGATATTTTTAATGTTCATACTCATATAAGTCCAGCAGGTGGGAATACTGGTGTTCCAAATGCATTAATGGTTGAAGACACAGATACAACAATAATTACAAAGGCAAACTAAATGGTTATCAATGAAAAAAATGATAAGTTTTGTACTTGCGGATGTGGTCAAACTGTAACTATGTATAGAGGAAAATATAGAAAATTTATAAGTGGCCACAATAGTATAGGCAAGGTGGTTTCAAAAGGAACTGGTAAGAAAATAAGTTTGGCAAAACTTGGTAAAAAACGTAAATCTTTTTCTGCTGAAACAAAAGCAAAGATAGGTGCTGCCAACATCGGCAAAAAATTATCTGATGAGACAAAACAAAAAATAGCTATAGGAAATATGCGGTGTAGAACAGATGGATATTGTGATGCTTGGAGTGATAAGGAATATAAGGATGATCTGCTGAAAGATAGATGTGAGAGGTGTGGTGTAGAATTTGAAATTAAAAAAGACATTAATGGGAGGGAATATCCTAATCTTCAGTTGCATCATAAAGATTGTAATTCAGAGAACTGTCATCCAGATAATTTACAAACTCTTTGTATATCATGCCATGCTACTTTACATCATAAATTAAGAAGACACTCTGAGGTTGAATATGTCTAATCCTACAGACATACGAATATCATGGGATACAGATTTGATGGAAGGTGATTTTGGTTTTGAGAATAATGATTTGGAGCATGATGACGGCTTAGAAACAGCTGCTATAGTTTCATTATTCACAGATGCAAAAGCCAATGCTGATGACATATTACCTGATCCAAACAGAGGGAATAGAGGTTGGTGGGGTGATCTTGTTTCAGGGATTGAGTATGATCGCATTGGTTCTAAGCTATGGTTACTTGAGAGAAACAAAACAACTGAGGAAACTTTGGTTAGAGCTAAGCAATATATTTTAGAGTCGTTGCAATGGATGATTGATGATAATATAACTAAAAAAATAGAGGTTGAAGTTGAACGAGCAGGCACAGTCGTTCAGCCAACATTGGCTTTTTTGGTGAAAATATATAAAGATACTACTACATTGAATATTTCGTTCAATCAGCAATGGGAGGCACAGGAAAATGCCCTTTAATAGACCTGGATTACAAACGATAGCTGACAGAATAGCACACGATTTTGAGGTGGAGATTAATGGTGCAAATAGTTTTTTAAGACGATCTGTCCTTAAAGCTATGGCAACAGTATATGCTGGAGCAGTCCATTTGCTGTATGGGTTTTTAGGGTATCAGGCTGACCAGCTATTTGCTTTGAAAGCAGACACTGAAAGGCTTGAATCAATAGGGAGCGAGTATGGTATTTCACGAAAAGCAGCAGTGAAAGCAACTGGGAAAGCAAATGCAATAGGCACTAATGGTGTTGTTATTCCAGTTGGCTCTGAATTGCAATCTACAGATGGCCAAATATATGTGACTGATGCTGCTGTTACTATTGCTCTTGGCATAGCAACAATTGATTTGACTGCAAGTCTTGCTGGTTCTGCTGGGAATGAAGATGCCGCAGCAGTTTTGTCATTTGTTTCACCAATTGTTGGAATTGATTCAACTGTTACTGTTAATGTAGATGAATTGTCAGGTGGATCAGACATTGAGGATGATGATGATTACAGGTTAAGGATTCTTGCAAGGAAAAGGCTACCACCTCATGGTGGAGCAGAATTTGATTATGAAGCATGGGCAAAAGAAGTGTCAGGTGTTACAAGGGCATGGGCATTTCCGCAATATATGGGGATTGGCACCATTGGGCTTGCTTTTACAAGGGATGATGATGTTTCAATTATACCAAGTCTGGCTGAGAGAACAGCAGTATATGACTATATTGTTTCTCACCAAGATCCAATAACTGGTGAGGAAATTGGCATCCCTGTAACAGCTGAGCCAGGATTCTTTGTCGTTGCACTTTCAGAGCTTGCTGTTGCATTGACTATAAATATTAGTCCAAATACATCAGCAGTTCAAGCGGCAGTTCAACAGCAGTTGGAGGATTTATTTTATCGTGATGGTGGCCCTGGTGAGACACTCTATTTGTCTGCAATATCAGAAGCGATAAGCCTTGCTACTGATGAGGAAAAGCATACTCTTGTTTCTCCAATTGTTGATCCAACAGCAGCTGTTAACCAAGTTCATGTTTTGGGAGTTTTGACATTTAACGATTATGTATAATTCAAAAAACTATTTAAGGCTGTTACAAAGCTTGTTGCCAAAAGGTAAAGCCTGGACACGTCATGAGGATAGCAGGTTGACACAAGTGCTTAAAGGTGAAGCTGAAGAATTGGCCAGAGTAGATGCTCGTTCTGATGATCTTATAAAAGAGCGGGATACCAGAAGAACATTGGAGCTCATAAATGAGCATGAAGCTGATTTTGGATTGCCTGATGATTGTACTGAAGCTGGTGAAACTTTGACTGAAAGAAGGAATGCGCTGCATACAAAGATGATTACACTTGGTCAGCAGCACAAACAGTATTTTATCGATTTGGCTGCAGCTCTTGGGTACAGAATAACAATAACTGAATATGCACCATTTTGGGCTGGAGCTGGTGTTGCTGGTGATCCTTGTGGTGATCAAGAGGTTATTTTCTATTGGACAGTCAATGTTTCTTATGCAGCTGATGTTATCCATTTTATAGCTGGTGCCAGTGGTGCAGGTGATTCACTGATGAAAATAGTTGTTCTGGAGCCTCTTGAATGTTTACTCAATAAATATAAACCAGGCCATACAAAAGTTAGTTTTCACTATACTGGCTATGCTTTTGGCATGGGTTTTGATGACAGTTTCGATTCTACTGTTTCATATGAAATAGGACATTTGGAAGGTGGTTATGGGAATGGGTTTGGTTTTTGTTTCAATAGAGCACATACAGGCTGCTTTGATACAGGTGGTTTTGGGGTTGGATTTCAACAGCCAAGTTAAAGGATAATTTATTATGGCAGATACAATACGGACTGAAGCTCAGCTTTTGGTGATGTATGCTGATAATGAATCAGGACTAATCTCAGCACAGGATTTAAGGGATTTCGTTGTTTCAGTTGAGTTGCCATCGTTAGAAGCACTAAAGAATGATTCAATGGTAGATAATCTGCATAGACATTCAGAGCTGTCTGCTTCTGATGGCACTCCAGACCGAGCGCTATCTGTTGGTCCTGCTGGGAAGGTATCATTAAGTCTTGGTGCTGGTATTGATGAGTTCTCAACCGATGGAGCAATGCTTGGAGATAGTGATATTGCTGTACCAACAGAAAAGGCTGTTGTAACATATGCTGGTAATGCTGTTGCGTTGGCTCATATTCAAAACACAGATACAGACATCGCTGCAGTGGCTACAAAAAATCCTCCAATAGATGCAGATAAAGTGGTATATCGTAATAGTGTTGCTGGTGATATTCTGGTAACAAGCACTTGGACACAGGTCAAGGCTTTTTTGAAAACTTATTTTGATACACTTTATAATCTATATATCCATCCTAATCATAGTGGTGATGTTACAAGTGTAGCAGATGGAGCTCAAACCATTGTGGATAAGAAAGTTACACTTGCCAAAATGAATGATATGGCTACAGCCTCATTACTTGGCAGGAATACAGCAGGAGTAGGTGTTCCAGAGGTACTATCAAAAGCAACTTCCCTATCTCTTTTAAATGTAGAAGATGGCTCTGAAGTCAATAATATTTCTGATGCAAATGCTACAGACCTAACCGATGGTGGCGATACCATATTGCATGACCATGATGGTATAACTGAAAATACAAATGCAAGACATACTCAAAATACAGACAGTATTCTTGTTGTCAATGATACGAACATTACTATTACTGATGCAGGGGTTGGTGGAGCAGTTGCTGTAACTGCTGATGGTACCAGTGTAGCTATTTTTAATGCTCTGTCACAAAGAGTCGGTATTACAGGTGATACACAGCTGTTGATGTCACAAGTTGGCGATACAATGGTTATGAGTGTTGGTGCAATAGAGGTTATCCATCTTGCAGTTGCAACACAAGTATTCGGTGTTGCGACTGATACAAATATAACATTGAGTCAAGCTGGTAATAGCATAACATTTGAGGCAGCAAATGTTACTGAAGCAGCAATTGGTACAGGTGGCTTAACATTAAAAAGTGGAGCATCAGTAAATGAGTTCTCAACCGACGGAACACTTGGTGGAAACAGTGATATTGCTGTACCTACAGAATTAGCAGTCAAAACTTATATAGATTCTAATGCCTACTATCCAGACCACAATGAAGCTGATCAAGGTGTAACAGGGGATGGTAAAACAATTAAAGCATTTGTTGATATTATTGGTGCTGATAAAGCTACAATTCATTCAAAAAATACTATTGGTAACAGTAGTACTACATATACACTTACTACAAGTGAAACTACTCCAGAAAATATAAAAATCGTGTTTGAAAATGGTGCTGTAATTGATGGGGTTGGTACACTTACTATTGAAGGTGAACTTAAAGCTGGCCCATATCAGATATTCGGCCCAAGCATTACTGTTGTTTTTGGAGCAACAGCAAAAGGAACAATTTATCCTCATATGTGGGATGATGATGTAGCTGATGGAATTACAAACGCTTCGATAGCTATTAATAAAATGTTAGCATCTTTGCCTTCAACTGGTGGAGTAGATGTCTATTTTCCAAATGGAACTTATAAGTGTGATGATAATCTTGTACATACACTTTCATATCCTCTTTCAATAGAGATGGGACTTGGTGTACATTTTACTGGTATGGGGGATTTATTAACTAATATTACAAACACCAACAACAAAATAGCTGCTGGAACATATAGGCGAGTAAATGTATTGCCTGCTGATGATACAAGAATAGGTGTTGATTCTGCAATACAAACCGGAGTATGGGAAATTTCTGCTAAAAATGGAGTAGATGACGCCTTTTGTGTTGCTGGTTATTTTGGTGGAAGAGCTGAACCAGGTTCTAGTGCTGATATATGGGGAATAAATCCACTTGTTGAATTGCTTGCCGGATCTACTGGGAATGCTATTGGGGTTGAGGTTAATGTAGGTAATTTAACAGCAGTAGATGGTAAGGGAAATGGTGTTGTTATCCGTGGTGGCGGACAATCTTTAAAAGGTTATGCTATTGATATAAATTCAGCTAATGATATCAGTGATTGGACTAACGGGATTAAAGTTGCAGATTTTGTGGATGGTATTGTTGTTGATGGTACGGGCTCAACAGCACCAGTAAGGGGAATAAGAGTTTTAGGGTTGAGCAAAGACCATTTAAAAATTGAAAGCAGTGATGATCTAAATCCAGCAAATGCTCATGCTTTTGGTGTTGATTCTGGGCTTAATGTTATGTGGTCTTTACGTAAAGGTGGTGTTGTTTATGCAAAAGCTGGTTTTACTTTAGATGCACAAGCTATAACAGAATTTTCAACAGATGGTACTCTTGCTGGTAATAGTGATGCTGCCCTTCCTACAGAACAGGCAGTAAAAGAATATGTGGCTACACCTAAAGCTGATATTAATATGGGTGGCACATATCAGGTTGTTAGCTTACAGGCTCCTGCTGCTAATGGGGAAGCCATACGCCAGACAGCAAGTATTACTGAAACAAATCTTACAACTCTTACAGATAACTCAATCGCTGATACACTTCATAGACATTCTGAATTAGTAGCATCAGATGGAAGTCCTGATCCTGCTTTGAGTGTTGATGTTAATGGTAATGTATGGATAGGAAATGGATTTATTCTGTTATCAGATGAAGTTAGAGCAAGAGACTCTGGTGGACTATATTTAAGAGATGATAGTGGCACTTTAGGAATATTTGTAAAAGATGGTGGATGTGTGGGTATTGGGACAGATACACCAACTCAAAAATTAGAAGTACACCCAGACTCAGATAATTCAGCAGTAATAGGTAGGGCGCATGTGGGGTCTATGGGATTTGCTGATCACGCCGGATTTTCTCATGTAGATCAAAATGGTGGTACTGGTTATGCATTACTGCAAGATGCATCTGGTACGACTTATTTGAATGCTCCAACAGGACAAAAATTAGATTTTAGGATTAATAGCGTTAATATAGCTACATTAGATGTTAATGCTTTCTATGGCGCTACTGGGATAATCCTTGCTGCTGATAAATTTAGACAAAATGCACAAAGTACACCCGCTTCTGCTGGTGCTGATGGTGCTAAAGGTGATATTAAACACGATACAAATTATATTTATGTTTGTACAGCAACAAATACATGGAAAAGAACTGCGTTGTCTACATGGTAAATTGGCTGGCTATTTAGAAATATATACTGTTTGTGAATTTTGGAAAGTAAAGAATGAAAAACAAATAATATAAAGGAGATTGATTATGGCTAATACACAAAGAACGAGAACGGCATTGCTCGCATTGATGGCTGATAACGTAACAGGGCAAGTTTCGTGTCAGGATTTGAGAGATTTCATGGTTACAGTTATGGAATCAGAATTTTTTAACCCTGGCGACTTCTGGCGCCAGCCAGATTCACAGTACATAACAGCAGAAGGCATCAAAGGCTGGATTGAATATTCTCAACTTATTTCTGAGGCTTGCTCATTTGGCAACCTTCTGATGAGGGACACTTCAGGCCAATGGGTGTTGGCAAGCGGGATAATTGGCTCAGTTGTTTCTAAACCTGTTGTCTTGGCTATAGCTGCTGAAAGCTATACAGCAAGTGTGTTTGGAACCATTCTGAGGCGAGGGCTTGTTTATCAGTCTGCTTTCAGTGCCAGTTTTGCTGATGAGATTGGTGGGCCTGTTTATGTCAAATCAGATGTAGCAGGCAGTATCACATGTACTTTGGCAACAAGTGCTATGGCTATAGGTATTGTTGAACCTGAGCAAAGCACTGGTCTTGAAAACGACACAAACATTTGGCGTTTCATGCCCGAATTGGCATGGGGTGTTATGACTACATAAGGAGGTTATGGTATGCACAGAACAGAAGGAGCAAACAAAACTGCTGATGACAAATTTACAGATGGCCCACCAGGGACGACTGTAAATGATGACTGGTTAAATGCTATTCAGGAAGAGATTGCTTATGTAATTGAATCAGCAGGCATTACATTAAAGACAGCAGCAACAGAAACAAACGCACAATTGCATGAAGCACTGCTTAAAACGGTACCAATGCCTCGTGGCTATATTGATGGATTAGTTATGTCAAATAGTGGAGTTGACGCTGACCATGATATTAGTATAACTGTTGGCAAGTGTAGGAATACCGGAGATTCCAATACAATAGTTCTTTCTTCTGCCATAATTAAACAGATAGATGTTGCTTGGGCAGAGGGGAACAATGCTGGTGGTTTCCCATCAGGTCTTGGTGTTGTTGCTGCAGACACTTGGTATCATGTTTTCATTATTATGTCGGCAGACGGGACAAAAGTTGATGTTGGTTATGATACCAGCTTAATTGCTACCAATCTGCTTGCTGATGCTACTGATTATAGTGTCTACAGAAGGATTGGTTCTGTTCTTACGGAAGCTGCAAATAATATTATTGGTTTTAAACAGCACGGAGATAGATTTTATTGGGATGCTCCTCCATATGATCATGATGCTGTTATAGGTATTGCAGCTAATCAGGTTTTTTCAATATCAACTCCATCTGGGGTACAAACAGAGGCAAAACTTAATGTATATGGCAACAGTGTTGGTACCTCATGGGCAATAAACCTTACTTGTCCAGATGCAGATGATATATTGCCTGTACAAGGAGGAGATCCTATTGGGAATAATGGGGTTGCTTCTGATGCTAATCAGCATCATGTTACAACTCAAGTGCATGTTTACACTGATACTTTTACTCAAATAAGGGCAAGAGCTACTGTTAATGTGATATTAAAAATTAGTACAGTTGGATACATAGACCCAAGAGGAAAGGATGTTTAACTATGAGAAATTATTATATCAAAAGAGATACGAATAAAAACATTGTTGGTTTGTTTGCCAGACCGCAATATGATGGGCAAGAGTTTTTGCCTGAAATGGCTAAGGAGCTTGCTGATCACTTTAAGAAACAGAAAACTGCTGATGAAAAACAACGAGTGAATAATGAAAAGATTGCAAAAGAAATGCGGCAGTTGGCAATTGATTCTTTGAAAGCCAAGGGAGAGCTTCCTGCTAAATATAAAGAGGTTGTCTGATGTCAGAGAATATTCAAACAATTGCTTTTATCACAGCGATAGTTGTTGTTTGTTTTGGAGCTTTATTTGGAGCACTCAGGTCTTTGCTCAACAAAGGTATTAAAGATATGAAGGAGACTGTTAAGGCTGAAATAAAAAATCTAAACAGCCATTGCAAGTTGGTGTCTGGGAATCTTCATTGTGAGATAATATCTGAAACAAAGCAAAGAGTGATCGCTGATAATAGAATTGAAACAACTTTTAAAGATCATGGGCATAAAGGATTAGACAATGGAGGGAGTAAAGTCACCATATAAATTTGCAATATTGGTTGTAGATGATAATGAAGATATATTGTGTGTGCTTGCTAAGTTCCTTGAGCAGAATAATATTAAATATTATACAGCAAATAATGCTGAAAAGGCATTGCATTTGACTGCTCAGCATCCAGATATCAAAGTGCTTTTGACAGATCTATATATGCCAGGAAGTTGTATTGATGGGAAAACACTTGCTCTTATTATGATTGACAGGGAGCCCAGGACTGTTGCTTTTGCGATGACAGGCTATGTAGACAAGTTTTCTCTCGACGATTGTTTACGAGTTGGCTTTAGAGATTATTTTGTAAAGCCTATCGATTTCCAACGGTTGTTAAAAGCTATCAGATGTACTTGTAATCAGATAAAACGCTGGGAGGGTATAAGATGATGGATGAAGCAGAAAAAAGAAGCATCATGATTCAAGTAGCAATGAGCTATCATGGTACATTTTATACATGGGGTGGTGATGATCCATCAGGTTTTGATTGTTCTGGGTTGACTGTTGAGTGTGGAAAATCCATTGGCATTCTTCCCAGAAAAGGTGATTGGCCAGCAAGAGGTTTATATGCCAGATGGATAGGCAATGAAGTGATGATTCCAAAAATGGGTGATATTGTATTTTGGGAAAATAGGGCCAAGAACGATATTGTTCATATTGAAATCATCATCAACGATGAGCTTTCAATTGGTGCTTCTGGTGGTGGCAGCAGGACTTTGACAAGACAGAATGCTATAAGGGATAATGCCTTTATTAAAATAAGGCCATTTAGGAGTCGGCCTTATATAAAAGGGTTTTTTAACCCATATGTCTAATAGTAAGATTTGCCTATTCAGCATCCTAACAGCACCACAGAGCACGCTAAAATATTAATCCCTTGCCTTTGTATTACACATTTTTATACCAGCTTTGGCAAGCTTGTTGCCTGGCTTTAATTTTAAGGCTGTGCTGAATGCTTTTTTGGCCTTTATAGGTTCATTGATTTCAACCAGACACTCTGCAAATTTAATCCAAACGCCAAAGTCAAACTGGAACTTTTGAAGGTATGGTTTGTATGCTATGATGGCCTCTTTGTGCATACCAGCAGCTTTGTATATGTCACCAATCTTTGACTGGAAACTGTCAAACTCATTTGTGCCTTCCATTGCTTGGCCTATTTGTTTCATGCCTTCCTGGATGTTATCCAAGTACAGAAGCACTTGTCCATATTCAAATTTGAATCGGTTGCTTTTAGGGAAGTCTTTTACCAATTTTTCATAGGCTTTGGCTGATGCTTCTAAATCTCCTGAGTGGTGGAGCGCAGTGGCTACACCCCATCTCGCTTCAACCTCTTTTGGTAATAGTTTTGCTGCTTCTTTCAGCATCTCTAAAGCCTCATCAAACGACCCATCTCTTCCAAGTTCTTTGCTGTCATCAAGTAGCTTGTTATACCTTATTAATTTGGACATTTTGTCTCCATCTTTTTTCTCGGCTTTCTTAGCCTCTTCAATTGCTTTGCCTCTCATGTTGATTGCTTTGGTATAAACAGCTAAAGCATGATTATATTCCTTTGATGACAGCGGTGTTAGCATTGCTTTGTCAGCATCTAAGAAAGGATGGGCCCAGTTGCCAGCCTTGAAGTATTCATCAGCATCAGATAAATCAACAGGTTCAACCTTAGAAGATGTTAACAGAGAATCATCTTTGGTTTTATCATATTTTTTTAATATGTCAAGAGTCTTTTTGTATGAACCATTCAGTGATTCAGCTGCATTTTTGGCTGCATTGAGTATAAAATCATTCCTCTTGAGCCGCATCATGGCATCATTTTTATTCTTGAAAAAATGAACAATCTTGCCTTCTGTCTTTAGCCCTCTACTTTGTATTGCTCTACTTGCTCCATATATAGCAACACTTACAAGTGGATTTTTTGCAGATGCAATAAATGCTTTTTCAGAATATATCTGGTTATTATAAGACAGTGATAGCATTGTTCCAAGCTTGGTTCCATCAAAATGTATTATGGCTTTCTCGTAAAATAGCTTAGCTGATTTAGCTTTGTCGTCTTTGGATTTATCATTAGCCTCTCGTAAAAATCTGTTGATTGTCTTCTCACTCTGTTTTGTCATTATGTTTTTATATGCAGGCTTGTCAGCTATGTTCTTCATACTTTTGCACTTTTTCAAGCCTTTGGTACTATTGTCTATTATCTCTTTCAATATTTTCAAGTCGTCTTTCAGCAGAGGAACAACTTTGGATATGAGTTCGTCTCCATCATCAGCACATGATAGCAAAGGCTCAATTACAGATTTGTCTATATTATTTTTGCAATATTTTTCAATTACTTCTTTCAAAGGAAGCTGTGCAGCACCAATTATCATGCATCCTCCCTCGGTGGCATTTATAATCTCTTTGTCTTTGTGTTGTTTTATCATGCCTTCAAAAGCAGTCTTGAATGCAGCTAAGCCTACATTTGTCATAACTGTTTTACCATAATATCCAGGCACACTAACTGCTGGTCCCATTGAATATTTTTTCCCTTCGTCATGCAATGAGCATCTGTGGTCTTTGACTTTCCATTCTATATGTCCGTTATTATCAACCTTAACATCTCCAGCTGCATCAGCCAAAGGTATGTGTGATTTTTCTCCGACTGCAAGGTCTTGGCCAACAAAGACTATAGGTGAGCACCCAAGGGATTCAGCTGCCAAAGCAAAGCATAGGTGTGCTACTGAACCACCAGATTGTAAAAAGCCTTTGCCTTTTAATATTCCAGCAGCCATGTCTTCATATCCTGGAACTGGTGTGGCAGCGATAAATTTTGGTCCTTTCCAAGCTTTTATTAAATCTGCATATGTACGATTTATTGTAACAAGAGGAACACCGCTGTCCATCAAACCTTTGAAATGCCCCATGTTAACCTCACCAAAATCAACAGTACATATAAAATCAGGTACTATATCATAAGCAAGAAGCACCCTTAGAGCTTGTCCTACAGCTATTATGATGACTTTGTCTTTTAATCCTATAAGGTTGTGTATATTTTTTGACAAGGAAGGTCCGGTGCTTACAAGTATTGCTGGCTTGTTTTTGTATATGTCTTTTAGTTCTGCCACCCCTCTGTGTCTTATGACATATGGCATACATGCTATATCGTTGTCTGCTATAATTGCTCCAGCAGCCCCAGCAATTGTACCAGTATTACACATGATCTGGTTTATATATTCTGTAACTGCTGTTATTGTCTCACCATATATTTCAGGCTTTAACATGGTGTATTTGTCTATTGATAATATCCAATTTGGAATAACACTCATGTCGTTCAGCACTTGTATGGCAAATAAGATTTGTTCTTTTCCTTCGTGGATTATCATGAGCTTTCTGCTTATTATGGCTTCAGAAAAATCAAAATTGCTTAAAGCAAATCTTAAAATATTTGCTACTGGTTCAAACACAACGATTTTATGGCCTTTCTCCATCTTGTTTAACATTGCTTTTATGAGGTAACCAAATCCGAATCCAATAACTATGCTGACATCTTCTTTGTACAAAATCATGTTGTTGACAGCCAACCTTGCCTCATTCCTCGGTGATTTCATATTATGAGCAACACTTGATTCGCTGCCTTCCTTGATGATCATGTTTCTGTCACCATTCTTGCTTCTCACTTCTTGAACCCAATCAACATTGTCCTGATTGTGAAGCCATGTTAGTAAGCCCTCGTTGACTTGTTTGATCGCCATGGTATTCCTGTTCATGAAATTATTCAATTGTTTTCTCCTCTATTTGCTGTCTAAGGCCATGATGGTTACTTGTGATTTCACAGAATTATCTTTCAACATCATGACACCATCCAATCTGCAATTATACTTTTTTAATGTTGCATCAATCTCTTTGATACATTTTTGTGTACGTTCAGCTTTGTCCTTTTGTATGGCAACTTTTAATTCGTCTATCTGTGTGCGATTTTCTTTGTCATCTTTCACTTCTTTTTCGATTGCTCTTGGTTTCATACTTCCTCCTTTTATAACTTCCATTTAGTTGAAGATATGTGTGTTACCATATCTTCAAGTGTTATATAATAGACCGTAAGGATAGAACCATCCTGCAATTGGATTGAAACTGGATAACCTACATCCGACTCTCCAGTCTTTACAAGTTCTCTCCCAAACCAGCCTTTTTTGTGAAGCGAACTTGGCCATCCAGAATCATCCCTCAATATATATGGTTTGTCCCAATGCATATAATGATCCAGAACTGTTGCCATGATACCCATTTTGCCATCTCTTATTCCATATGTGCATAATATACCACCATTATGGAGCTTGAGCAAGTGAACTGGCCCACCAGTAATTTCTGATATAATTGGATATGACCAATTTTTACCTGTATCATTTGACCAGCTTTGGTACATGTTCTTGTGATAATCATCTCTTATCATAGCCAACAGCAATGTTGGAGACACCTCAACGATTGCTACTTCATTCGATGATATATGGCTTGGAAACATCTTTATGAATTCCCAGAAACCATTTTCTATGTCAACCTTTATTATAAATGAATTGTCTATACCTGTTAATTTACAACGCCCATATCCTGGTGCAATTGCATAGCCATTTGATAACAATGGTCTGTTGAATGTTATTACATAATTAAATCCTGCTGGATATATTTCAGTAGTCCTTACAGACCATTGGTTTTCAATGGTTTGGCCACATATTGTTGGCTTTTTCATGGAAACGATGCTTATGTGTTTGCTTAAACCGATTTTGTCACCAACTTTTTCAAACCCAAACGAGCCAATAGATATTAGCTTTTCACCAGAATCTATCTGGCACCTATCAGACCTTTCCCTTGGGCTAACACCACCAATGCTTAAATAGGAAGACAGACTGTCATCATCTTCCCATGTTTCACCTTTGTCTGTGGACTTCATGACAATCCAGTCATATATGCCATGATGATCAACAACTGGAGCTTTAAAAAATCCAACATATATCTCATCATCAGATTTATAATCAAGCAAAGGAAATGAGCAGTATGCCTTTTTATCTTTGTATATTACTCTGTGTATCATCGTTAGTCACCATCTCTTTCATCAGGTCGTTTATTTTTTTATCACAATCAGTAATTTTGATGAATATTCCATTTGCCTCTTTGGGTGCATATTTTATAGCAAGCCTGAGCAGGTTCATCCAGTTTTTATTATTCTCTGCTCTTATTTTTTCTATCTTATCTATTGTGTTTCCATCAACAAAATTAGATTTAGCCTTTTCAAAATTGTTATATTTGTTTATCACAACTATATCCCTAACACAGAGCATCTACAATTCTCATGTACAGGTGGTGTAAATATAAATTCATTTATGTGCTGAACAAATGGCCTTATGTGTTTTTTCTCATTTGTACAAACTGAAAAAACCCTCTTATAGTTTTCATAGTCACCAACCTTATCATGAAACACAACATCTATCACTTCGTCATGATAATAAAGATATATATGATACCATGTGTTTTTGCCAGGATTCCAGATGCTCTTGTAAATTGGTTTTTTAGATATAACCCTCTTGCTACCCTTTATGAAATAGCCAGGAAAAATTATCAGTTTGTGCTTTGAATGCCATGTAAACCATAGAAATTTGTATTCCTTGATACAAACTTGAAATCCATTTATCACACCTTCTGGTTCAACTATCCCATGCAGCTTGCCATCAGATGTGTAATGCCAGTTGCCACCACCTGCTGACGATTTGGAGTGTTGATAAAATGAATCATCTATTCTCTTTGTTATTGTGCTGTGCGACTTATCGATTATGTTCATTTTTCAAAATTCCATAACATAATATATCATAGTAATCACCAGCCAGATATGTGCCCTGCCGAAACCTGCCTTCCTCTTTCATGCCGAGCTTTTTGAATACTTTTATCATACCAGTATTGATAGCAGCTGTTCCTGACCATATCCGGTTAAGGTTGAGCTTGTTGAATCCATGATCGAATAACCATTGACCAGCTTGAGTGCATATACCTTTTCCCCAATAATTTATATCACCTATGATAACAGCGAATTCAGCTGATCGGTTTATCCAATTGATTGATTGTAAAGATATATTGCCTATATGGATATCATCATAGTAACCAGGTGGAGGCAAAAATTGTCCTGATTTGAGTTCTTTTTTATTTTTTGCCATTATCGCCCATACAATATTAGTATCTAAAGATTTAACAAAAACTTCCTTTTGCTCTTTTGAATAAGGAAACAGGCCGTGTGAGTTAAATCTTGTCACTTCTTGATCATAGAACCAACTTGTGTATGGCTCTTTCATGTCTGATTCTTTGAATGGCCGCATATAGATTTCATCATCACTATATAGTTTAATCATTGTTTCTCCTAAGCATAAATATTAGCTATTAATCCTTTTATGTCTTCTCCTGATAACCATTCTGGATTGGTATCACTTTTATATTCAAAAAAAGATTCTTTTGTTAACTGCTGTGATATGATTTTAAAATAACCATCTATACCGTCATGGAAAACCATCTTTGCTTCTTCTTTAGTTATCAATGTTTCATGAATCTTTTCACCTGGCCGAATACCTATTTCTATTATTCTTTTCACAGTATTAGATTCATGATTTTTATAAAATTCTTCAACAAAAATTTCTGCAATCATACTGATATGAGCAGAGGGCATTTTTGGAATGTAAATTTCACCAGGCACCATATCACCAATTCTATCGATGACGAATTTGGCGACTCGTTCCAAAGGAATAAAAAACCTGGTCATGTCGTTATGAGTGATTGTTATAAAGCCTTGCTCTTCAATTTGCTTTTTGAAGAGTGGAAAGATGCTTCCTCTTGAGCCTATAACATTGCCATATCTGCAGGAAGCAAATCTGGGCTTGCCTGAACTTCCAGCATACACATTGGCTTGGCTGAAAAGTTTTTCAGCAACAGCTTTAGTCATGCCATAAAGATTTATTGGATATACAGCCTTGTCTGTACTTATATTCATAACCTTTGATACATTGTTTTTTATAGCAGCCTTGATAACATTTTCAGCTCCATCAATATTTGTTTTCTTGGACTTGTTTCAAGGCAGCACAATGGATAATGATATCGACATTCTTGGTTGCCATCTCAAGTCTTTCACAATCTCTTACATCACCAATAAGATACGAGACAGGAATTTCAGTATCTCTTACAGTCCTATTCAAATCATGCCTTTTAGCATATGCAGTTTTAACAGCTCGCTTCAGCTCCCACTGTTTCAGCTCGTCCCTGGAATAAATCCTCACACCTCTTGGGGGATGATATTCTAACAATTGGTTTAGAATCTCTTTTCCAAGACTGCCAGTCCCACCCGTTATCAGTATTTCCTTGTCTTTCAGCATCTTCTTTTTTTCTCCTTTCAATAAACTTTTGATATAATTTTTCTGCAAACTCAGACATAGGCTCCTTTGCTGGTGGGCCAAACTTCTTTGTCATGTCTTTGTAAAGCCTTTTCCTTTGTATTGAACCTTCCCGCATATTCCTTATCATTGACAAATATTTACTGTTGGTTCTTATCAGCTTCAAAGCATGAAGTTTTGAAGATACTGCATCCTTGGTTCTTTCAATGAAATCACCAATCTCCTTATTCCCTTTATATTGATAATGTTTCTCTAAATAATCAATTTCCCATAGTTCCCATTGTTTGCCCTTCTTGAGGTTTTCTATTCTCTGTTGTTTTGATAATGACATTAATATCCTCTTTTCATTGTTATTGGGTCAGTACGCATTGACAACAAATTGCTATCTATGCCTTTTCCGAGACCTCCTCTGCTTTTTTCCATGACTCTTACTGTTTTGATAACATTATTTATTTCACTAGGTATCCAACAATGGCCATTATCATATTCATTTCCATTCCCTGCTAAATCAAGATGAAATTCAATTGCTTTCGCTCCATGTGCTATTGCTTGATATATCACTCCTGGCTCTACCGAATGATCAGACCAGCCAACCATTTCAGGCATTGTTGCCATAAGTGCTTGCATTTTTATCAGATTACAATTTTCAACCTTGGCTGGATAGTTGCTGTTACAATGATATACAAGGATATTACCAGACCTTTTTTTCCAATCAGAGTCAACATCATTAAGAATCATAAGCAGACTTCTTGGCTCTATTAGCCCAGCAGATATGAATAACAGCTTGCCTGTTGCATAACATGCTTTTATCATATCAACACAAAGGATTTCGTATGAACCAATCTTGAAAAAGTCTACATAACCATCAAGCCAATTTATATAATCTGTGCTGAACACTGAAACACCAAGGTTTATATCAACAGAATTACAATGTTCACGTATAGGCATCATGAACTCTGAAGGCAATTCCCAGTGAGACATTTTGGCAATTGTTTCGGGCTTTGTCCACAATTTATCAGCTTGGAATAATTGGAATTTAATGCCCCAGCAGCCAAGTTCTTTAGCTGCATCTATAAATCTAAAACACTTGTCAAGAGATTGATTATGATTAGAACCGACTTCACAAATAAACTTCGTTTTCATTATTTTATCCTTTCTACAAATGGATATTTTGTAGAGATTGATATTGGCGGTTGAGTTGAGCCAGTGAAAACCCAAACCCATACAAACCCTTTGAATAGCACAAGCACTCGTTCTTTCCAACTCAATTTCCATTTAGAGATACATTTTTCTTCGTCTGTAAAGACAGGCAGATCGCCACATTCTTCTTTAGTCATACTGCTTGGTTTCCCAAGTACTTTGTTGTGCCCTTTGAATTTAATTGGTTCCATATTTGCTCCTTTAAAGATTGAGGTGGTTGCTCATTCTTGAATCAGCTGGGTGAAAAGTCCAGTGTTCCAGTCCCTTGCTGGCTTGCTCTTTTCTTGGCTACGGAGGCTGAGCAAGACAAGAATCTTTTTATTTGACAGATGGCCCACCTCAAGTTTTAATTGAATATATATTTTACAAAATAAACAAATAAAAATATCAATATCCATAAAACAATAGCCGTTGCTGCTGCATTTACAAATCCTCTAAAGAAGTTCATCTCTATTTTTCCATACCTTTGTGAATGCTTCTCCAACGTCAGCCATGTCTTCTATTGTTGAATTTGGAGCATGGAGTAATGTTAGGAATAATTTATTTTTCCATAAGTCTTCCGCTACAGGGCACAGCCCTTTGTAATAGGAGCCTTCTTTAAGTGCCCAGTGGCTTCTTGCTTGAAATAAAGGCATTAAATAGATGGGCTTTATATATCCACAACCAATCGGAACCCCTTCTGTATCCCTGTCTTTTCTTGGCATCAATTCTGCCTTAACCGCTTCAATATATTTGTCTCTATGCAATTTAATATTTGTCCAAATATACGGAAGAACATAAAATGTATGAGCCGGATTTGTATAGCTTTCCCATCTTCCTTCGTTTGTTATATTGATAGGGTCTATTTTATCCAATATGCTATCAAGATAAATTACATTTTCCATTCGTTTTTTTAATAAATTATCAAACTTTTTCAATTGTTCGATAACCACTGCCGCAATAAGCTCTGTCATGCGGAAGTTGAAACCAATAGTGTTATTGAGTAGATCATCACGAGAATTTTCATCATTTGCTATATCATTTTGAACAGATTCTCCATGATTCATAACTAATCTACATTTCATTGCAAGTTGTTCATCATCAGTAGTAATTATTCCTCCCTCTCCAGAATTGATATGCTTGCCATAATTGAAAGAGAATATTCCAATATCAGCAAGGGTGCCTGTATATTTATTCTTATACATTGCTCCTGGTGCTTGAGCAGCATCTTCAATAACATACAGCCCATATTCTTTTGCAATTTTATTTATTTCCTGATTATAGGGTTGACCAAATAGTGAAACAACAATGATGGCTTTTGTTTTCTTGGTGATTTTCTTTTTGACATCTTTTGGATCAAGACAAAAATAATTTTCTTCAATATCGGCAAATACTGGCAATGCTCCAAAAATCATTGGAACTGTTGCACTACATGTCATTGACCATGGGGTGACAATCACTTCGTCACCAGGCTTCAAATCAATTGCACCACAGGCAGCAATAAGACCAGATGTTGCTGAATTAACAGCGATGGAATATTTTGAGCCAAATTTATCTGACCAATCTTTTTCGAGTTCTTTTATTTTTGGCCCACCATAAAAATCTTTTGTCCAATTTGCTCTATAATTTGATAATCTGCCTGTATACATAACATTAGTAACGGCATCATATTCATGCCAATCAAAGGTATCTTGGTTCGGAAACAATTCTGTTCTTACTTTTAGGCCACCATTTATTGCCAGTTTACTCATGATTCCTCCTTAATACATTTGATTAATCTATGAACCTCAATGGCATCTGTATTGGTGCACAGCAATGGTTCAAAGCCATTGAGATAGTTTACGGCATTATCCATAAGCCTTAGTAGAGCTATATTTAAACCAGTTTCCTCATACTTTGGGACTGGTGATAAGGCTTGATAATGACCATATGGAGACATATCTTTGACGAATGTTACTCCTTGCAAACCACTATTGACAAGCATGTATCGTCCATCTTCAGTGAATATATCAATTTCAAAAATGGAATAATCTCTACTATCAATCGGTGTAAATATTACTTGCTTACATTTTTCCCATCTGCCATATATCTGGACAGAAGGGTCATCATCTTCTCCGTCATAGAATAGGTCTGATATTCTGCTTTTTAAATTTATTGATTCACATTTACCAAACAAGTAATTGCATATGTCAATACCATGGCACCCATCTCTTTTGAGCCCACGCCCATATGATAATCTGAAAGAATATATTTTTTTATTTTTAATTTTGTTTTTCAGCCTTATAATTGATTTGTCAAATCTCCTTATATAGTCTATGAGAATTGGAACATCAAGAACCTTATACAATTCAGAAATATCCTTTGTTTCTTCAATTGTTGAACAGAATGGCTTTTCGCAAATAACAAGTTTTGGACTTTTATTTACAGCATTGCTACAATAACCATTAAGCAAATCCCGCATAATTTTGTGATGTGTTTCTGTTGGTGTGCAAACTGAAACTATTTCTGGGTTGAGTTCATCCAACATAGTTCTGTAATTTCTATATGAGATGCAATCCCATTTATTGCCAGCATCTATTGACTTCTTTAGGTCTGTATCACATATGCCGACTAAACTTATCTCTGGATGCTTCCATGCTGCATGGGCTTGTGTAAAAATTGTTTTTGTTTTCTTGCTATCAAATTGTTTGTCTTTGGTGGCACCAATTGAACCTGCTCCTATGATACACATTGTTTTCATTTGTGCCTCCTTGCTTACAAATATTAAGCCAATCTGCTGGTACGAATTGAAATAGAAAATGACAGGGCATGAAAGCGATCAGCTGGCTCTTCCTGTTCTGCCAATTTCCTTTCTTTATGACCACACCATGTTCGGTCACGAGTAAATGGGTCAACTTTAAACCTGCGACAGCCTGCATATACATTGATCCATGGAGTACTTATAGAGATATATGGCCATATAAAAGTTGGTATTCTTAAAACAAACCAATGAAGAGCATACCATGGATTCCATATTGTTCTTTTATCCCAGTGGTATGGTGGCAATAAAATTATCTTACTGTATAATTTTTCACCAAAGAATCTCATCGCATAGCCTTCCCCACGAGCAAGGATATCCTTTATCATTCGTTTATCTTTTTTCCAGAAACCAAGCTTCCAAAAATAAGAAATGGGTCTGATCATTTTCCCTATAGCAAGATCAACCTTAAAACCAAAACCTTTTTTGTCAGTTGGTGATATCTCATATAAAGAATTATCATCAAACCAAGTTCCTGCTACAAATTTTCCAGCGTAAGAAATGCCTTTGCCAAAAATAATTGAATATCCTTTTATCATAAATGCTCCTTTTTTCAAGCCTTCTTTCTGTTATTTTTCCTTAGCCAGAATTTGATGTATGCAATTCAATGTGATGTTGGTTTGGTCTTTTGAGATAGTCAAGCCTTTCCTCAAGCCTTTCATGTAACAGCTTTTTTATTTCCATGGCCTATATACCATCCTTTCCCATCTCTGAATGCTTGCCCCATTGTTAATGGATTCCAAATTCTGCCACCACCAATCACTGTTTTCTTGTGGTTTGAACAAAGTGTTAGGCTTGGTTTTCTTGTCAATATTGTTTTGCTTTTGAGTTGGCTCAGCAATTCTTGCCCAACAGCTTTAATTCTTTTCATTTTCTTTTCCTTTATTCAAAATGGAATTTCAATTCCAAATGATAAAACACCATAGTTGATACCATGATCATCATGACATTGATTGCTGACATGTTCCATGTGCAAGATAAAAATATAACAGACAGCAATAAGGTTGATATTCTTAAAATCAACTTGTTATTCCTTTTCTCTTTATATGGCTGTTGATGTTGAGCAGATTGATGTTATCTCTTATGTAGTCGATAACATCTATTGCTGAGAAATCGTAATTTTTGTTATAAACGAAATGAGCAAATATTTTCCTTATGAGTGTCAAGTCTTCAGTTGTGTCAAGAGTCAACCCCCATTCTGGGTGACAGTATTTGCTACCAGGCGATAATTGGTTATATATTTTTGGGTTTAGCTTATGTATGTTGATACCAACATGTTCTCTCAATGGGCTGTCTGTTTTTAATTCTTCATTAGCAATTCTGAGCATGATCATTTTATATACTTGAACGTCAAATCCGTCTGGCCATGTCCTTGGCATTATGTTTGATGAATAATCAACATGATGAAATTCATCCATTGTGTTACAAAGATGGTCTATGTGCTTGTGATCTATTAATGGACAATCCCCAGTGATATCAACTATTCTATCAGCTCTATAAAACTCAGCACACTCAAGTACACGACCAAGCACATCATTTTCTGAGCCAACAAATACAGGAGTGCTGTTTTCACGGCCCCATCTTTTTAATGGTTCATTGCTAAGTGTATCACCAGTTGCAACTACTATTTGATCAATATGTTTAGCCTTGGCTACCCTGTCAACAAGCCTCTCTATGGCTGGCTTGCCACAAATGTCCATCAGCACTTTGCCAGGAAGTCTCGTGCTACCCATACGTGCTTGTATGATTGCAACTGTTTTCATTTTGTCTCCTTTAATCAAAATATTTTTGTGGAATAAATATTGATTTAAAAATCCACCAAGGAATAGTAACTGTTAAGCATAAAGGCCAAGATATTATATAATAGATTGTTCTAAATAATCCATACCAAAATCCTGGCAGTTTTTCAGAAACTCTTCAAGTTTTGTATTATCACACCCACGTTTAATCATAGTAACTTGCCCATTATCTTTAGTCGTCCAATCAAAATAGAAAGGTGTGAAAAATAAATTATGTGGTTCCCATCTTAAAAAGTTATCTATTTTTATCAAAAAATAGCCATTGTCTTTTCTCCAAATTTTTACAGCCAGCTTTGATGCAGGGTTTTCTTTTTATTTCTTTTAATTTTGCCTCCTACAACAATTATAAACCGACATTGACATTAGATTCATCTCTTTATCTGAAATAGATTTAAACATGTTTACGGTGCTATTACAATGTTATAAAGGTGGATGCGGACTATGCTCCGATATGGTTCGCCCGCACCCATGGAGGTTGCCTGTGCCCTCATTCTTTTACACCTTGGTGGGCAACAGGCCAGCTCGGAGCACACACTATAAATGAAAAACCAAGGAAACCCATGCGGGATAACTATTTTATTGGTGCCATCTTGCCAAAACCTGGTATTTTCCCGTTATCTAATGTGATGACTTTGTTACCAACTTGTTTAAGTCTTTGCTCATCAATCCATTGTGGTTCTGGCATTTCACCACCTTTATTAACAGCTGGTGTCAATAGTGCTTGGTTACAACCGGACAGATATTTTACATATCCAGTTGCCATTCCCTTAAAACCTGTAATGCTGTCTTTGTAAGTTCCACCTAATTTAATCATTGTTTCTCCTTTCTGTTATAGTTGATATCCCTTCGTTTATATCTGTTTCAAACACTTTGTCTGCACAGTCTATCAAACCAGCTATATGTGAAATCATTATAATTTGCAAACCCAGAGACGAGCTGATATTCTTGACCATTTCTCCGACCTGTGGCATTTTGTCTCTGCTAACAAACCTAAAAGGCTCATCAAATATCAGAGTTGACCTTGTTCTTGGTTGAGCAAGTGACCAGGCACTAACTCTTAAAGCAAAGGAAGCAACATCAACTACTCCACCACCTATCTCATGGATATCATTGATTACACCATCTCTCTCAAACCCAAGTTTGCATTCTGTTGTACCTTTACCAGTTGTTTCAAATTTAGCAACAAATTTGTATGGGTCGTCAAAGACAGCTGCTAATGCAAGACTTACAGGTTCAGTAACTCTGTATTCAAGTTCCTCTTGTGTCAACTTTGCAACTGCTTGTATTATGGCTTGTGCTTTTTCTGAACAAAGAATTTCGTCAGATATTGACTCAATAGAAACGACTGATTCAGCCAATGTTTTTTCTATTTGAGCTTTTGTTCCTTTTTTTCTTTCAAGCCTTATGCGAAAACTTTTAGTATCCATATTATTCCCAGTCATGTGCTGATTCCAGCTTTTCCATGCCAGTATCGAATTCATTTTCCACCTTACTAAGTCTGGTTGCCATGTCACCCAGCTTCTCGTTTGATTCATCCAAATTCTTAACTTTAAATTTAGATAGCATCTGCCTATCAACTTGTATAATCTGACCACTCACTTTTGCCTTTTCCTGTTTTGCTTCACCAACCTGTGATTTAATTTCAAACAACCTTTTCTGGCTCATGACAAATCTCCTTCTGTAGCTTTCCATATTTTCTCTTTGACTTTTTTGGGTGTCTTATTCTTTTTAAGGAATTTTTCCATGTTATCTTTAAAACTTAATTCAATTTCAACAGATTCTTTAGCCCTTTTGACATATGATTCCATACGATTTTTTCTATCACCTTTAGCATCTATGTGTTCTCTGGTAATAACATCTTTGTCTATTGGCAAATAATATGGCTCAACTTTATTAGTATCAGCATACCACAGATACACTCTTGGCTTATGATCAACCTGATCAGCAGTGGTGCGCATGAGTGAACCAGGATTGACTAACTTTCTGCTTTGATATTCAGCCACAAATGGGTTGTGATTATCACCTGATAAAATTAAATTATATCCAGGGAATAATTTAAGTAGCTCGTGACCTCTTGGTACTTCTTGTCCTGGCCATAGAGGCTTGCCTTCTATAACCATCTGATGAATCATTGCTACATTTGGATTTCCAGTACTGTGTGTTTTATGCTCAATCTTTTCACCATAAGGAAATGGAAATAAACCGAACGTATTCTCTATCAGTATTGGCTTAAATATTGTATTCACAACACCTGCAGCAGTCAAAACACCAAGCCCTGACTTATCAAATAAATCAGTTCTGTGATTTGGCAAATCATGTTGACCAGGGATTGCTATAATTTCATGGCCTTCGAACAACTTGATGCACCGTTCAAGTAACCAGTTGGGCCAATAATGCTCGTTGCCTATATCTCCAGCAATGAGTATTGGGCAGCAATTTTCTTTTGACAAAGTCAAGATTGTTCCTATTTTTCGCCACATAGCAAATGTAAAATCGTCTGTGCGACACACTGGTGTATCTGGTCTTATGTGCCAATCAGCACTAAGTATTGCGTCAGCTTTTCTATCCATCTTTATTCTTTTAGTCATTTTTCTTCTTGCTATCTATGTGGTCACATTGTACGTCAAATATTGGGCAAGCATCTGGGAGTATGTTTTTAAAGTCTATCTCAAGTGCTTTCTCTCTGCTTTCCCATTCAGAAAATTCAATGCCCAGGTTAACACGTTGTTCGATTAATGATGATAGCTCAAGATGCAACTGTTTTTCTTTTTCAATCTTTTCACCAAGGTTTAGCAAATCATCTATAAGTTTGATATTATCAGGATTTGCAATTTTATCAAGACTGTTGCTCAGCTCTGTCAGTAATTCACGAGATTCAATAAGCTCGATCAACTCCTGACAATCATCCATCAATGAGCTTATTTCTGCATCTTGTTCTTCCAATACCTTAATCTTAGCCTCATTGCTGATAATTTTATCAAGGCTTTCATCTATCATATTTAGCCTTTCCAATTCCTCTGTCATCGCATATAAACTTGACCAATCTGACTTCATGCCTATTATTGCTTGCTCTAATTTTTCGAGCTTAACCAATTCTAAATCGGCACCAGCTAACCAATCATAGTCTTTAAGGCTCTCAGCAAGTTCGTCACCTTTGTTGGTTTCAAATGCCAATTCTGACTTTTCCTTACGCAACATTTTGGAGATGTTCGATATTGTTGAATCTATAACATCCAGATTGACAATGTTGTTGAAGTATCTTGCTACATCAGGTGCTGATTTGTTTAGAAGAAATGGACCATCAAGCTGAAGGTGCACATTTACATCTGTCATGTTTAGGTGTTTGGTGACAGCCTCTGGAACACCTTTGCCAAAGGCTTTGAACACATCTTCGGTGACATCTGCATTGGTTATACTATATGTATTGGCTTTCTTCGTTCTGTCCCTGCTGATTAGTTTTTCATCTGCCTCCAACATGACGAGAGTATCACCACCAGATTTAGCTCTATATTTTTCTCCGGATGGTCTGTTGTTTGTTACAAGCTGGATAGAACGGACTATGTTGGTTTTTCCACTATCATTAGTACCTATGATAGCATTGACACCTTGAGAAAACTCAAGATATGCTTCTTTGTATGAACGAAAGTGCTTGAGGGTCAAGCTGCGCAGCATTCGGCCTCCTTCTCAACTATAATATTTTGATATAGTTCTTTCCAAAATCCCTTATTGTAGTTTGCTCTTGAATTACAGCTATAACACAATGTTATCAAGTTTTCAGGTACACAATTTTTCTTTACATAATCTATATGATGTATTGCCAATGGCAGGTGGTTGGCAGTATGCCAACCATCTGTGGCACTTTTATCCTCTCCATAATCAGTTTCTACCCATGCGCATACGACGAGCATAATCAGCTATCAATAAAGCATCAGCCCTTCCATCTTTTTTGCCACCTCTTGGCCCATATAACTGAGTCTTAATTGAAGGAAACATCCTTGCTGCCGCAGCAACAGCGGGGCTTTTATCTTGAGCCTTAGCGATGATGCCCTTCTGCCAAGTTTGCGGAGCAGGGAGTATGAATGGTATGCTAAAAGCAGCCAATATGCCTTTCCAAATTCCAAAATTTGTACCAAACTTAAAAGTGCTTGTAACACCTTGTGTTGGCCTTCTTTTGCAAACTGGACAAGGTTTTCCTGGCATACCCATAGCATGGACTTTCTCTAAAGCAGCAAACAATCTTGGTTTATATTCCATGTCAAATCGTCCAATTATTTCTGAGACAATCTGTGCTGTTGCTACTTCATCTCCAGGATAATCTCTCAACAGATATACTTCTTGTCTCTTGTCTATCAATGCTATTGCTCCAGTTTGTCCTGGGTCAATACCGAGAAATAATACATCTGTATCGTCGATCAATTTTACTCTTTTCATAATTTATCCTTTCAAATATTGAATGCTGCTTTCCATCTGCTTATCATTTTGCTGTTTAACATTGATTCAAAACCATATGTTTCACAAACCTTTACAAGCTTGTTGACTGATAATTTGTCATCTACCAGCTCAATCTTATCATACAATGTTTTATCAAATGGAAGATGAACGAGTGATAAATTTTCTTGAACAATTCCATAATTCTCTATGATATCCAATGCTTTCTTGCTGGTCGGTTTTAGCTCTCCCTTTAGGAAGGCTGCTGCGGTCTTGTTTCCAACTCCATATACACCAGCAACATTATCTGTTGAACAGCCAGCTATAGCCTTTACCAGTGCCCAATCAGGTGGGTCAAGATTCCAATCATCTTTAAAACTTTTTTCTGTTATGAAATGCTTAGAAACATGATCATATATGCGACAAGATGGAGATAACAATTGCCACATATCGTTGTCTCTGGTGGCTATCGTCCATTTTTGTTTAGGATATGACTTTACAGCAGTTGCTATAACATCATCAGCCTCATAGTTATCAAAGCCAAAAATATTCTCAAACCCAAGATTGGGAAGCATTTCTGTTCTGATTATATCAAATTGGTTGCGAGCAACGCTTTCCAGTAGCTCATCTTCAGTTGATAAATCAACATGCCTGTTGGCTTTGTACTCTGGATAGATTTCCCTCCTAAGACTACCTTGTGTATCCCATGAAAATACAACGTTGCCACAACCAGTTTCTTCAGCTGTAACTAACAACTTTTTCATAAAGCCAAATATGATTCCGGTCTTGTTGCCTGCAAAAGTCAGCCGTTTTGTTGAGTGCTTTACCGAATGACAAATGCTCAAACAATCTATGATTAGGAAATCATCCATATTTTTTCTTCTTTTTAGGCATGGCTGCTTCAATCTTGTTCCACTTAGCTTCGACGGCATCGATCATAGCTTCCCTCTCATCTGGATTGTCTTCAAGCAGATTGATGAATTCTTCCCTCTTGTGCTTCTTGCCATCCCATTCCATCTCTTTTTTCTCTGGGCCAAAGAACCAGGTGACCATAGATCTTTCATCATCAATACCATAATCAAAGAGTATATCAAAAACTGTTTCCCTATAAGGCTTGGCAACCTTGTTGCGTTCAAATTTGGCCTTGATCCTAATTCCATATGCCCATTCATGGCCATGAGATATTTTCTTAAGTTTGCCAGCCTCATAAAGCCAGCAAACTTGGTGTGTATAGAAGTCAAGAGCTGCTCCACCAGTTCTGTGTTTTTTCTTGCCAAAAGTTACACCAATTTTGACTCTTGTTTGAGACACAATCATCAATGTGCAATCTTTGCCTTTCATTTCTTTACACAGCTTCTTAAAAAACCTTTTGCTGGCATACTTCTGTTTGCCAAGGTCAAATGAGCCTTCCAGCTTTGTGCCTTTGTCTATATGCTTATCAAAGGCTTCACCCTCTTCCTTTGAATCAAGAGCATCCCAGCTGTCTATGATATATATCAAAGCCTCCCCGCTTTTGAGGTTCTTCAATTCTTTCAAATATCTCTGCCCAAAGTCTTCAATATATTCAGACCTTGGTTCCCACTCAACTGCATCATAAAATTCCTTCCCATACATGCTCTCTACTGGAAAGTCCATAACTCCTTCCACATTGTCATATATGATTTTCAGCTTCTTGACAGGTGGAAAGAGTTTGGATTTGATGCTTTTCAGCTTATGGTAACAGACAGCAGCAAACTCCAAAGCAACCAATGTTTTGCCACTGGAACCATCTCCAACAAGGTTCAATATTCTGCCTCTTGCCCAACCACCATTTCTTGCTTTGCTTGACGCAGCCAGGTTCAAGGTTGTACAGCCTGTTGTAATAAAGTCAACATGCTCTTCAAACATTGTTACTGGCTCAGACTCAAATGTTTCTTTTTTAAACCTTTTTATCTTTTCCTTGTCAGGCATAGACTACAAACCTCCTGCTATTTCTTTGCATTGCGTTTTTTGATTGCATCTTTGAGTTTTTTCTTTATGTCTTCAGCAGAATTGCCTGAAGACTTTTTATCTTTCTCATCAGGCTCCTCTTCTGGCTCAGGCTCCTCTTCTGGCTCAGGCTCCTCTTCTGGCTCAGGCTCCTCTTCTGGCTCAGGTTCAGCCAGCGACCTCAACTCATTTCTGATTTCATCATCCGTTGTTGTCTTGTAAACGATAAATTCAGGGTTGGCTTTCTTCAACAGCTTCTTTAACTCAAGTCTTTCAAGAGCAGTGAATTCATCATCTATTGGCTTATCAGGTTTCTCTTCCTTCTCAGGCTCATCATAGCTATTAGATTTGTGATCCTCTTCATCATTCAAAAATGCTGATTTGACATCGTCATACGATGGAACAATAAGCAAGTCATACAATTTGACACGAGCATCGGCTATTGAATCAGCAAGTGGAATGGCATCTTGGCCAAGCTGGACATTTTTATATCTGGTGTCACGACCCTTGCCAAATCTGTCAAAGTATACAGCAACACCATCTTTGGGATCACTTACATCCACATAAACATCTGAGCCTTTGCGTTTGCTTTGGCCTATGATATCTTCACAAAGAGTTTTGGGGCAACTGAATTTTAGTAGTTTGCTTGGGTCCTCACTTTTAAGGTCAAGCACGACCACCAACTCCCTTTGTGGGCTTGGATAATATGTTTTTGCAAGGTCTGGATCTTCATCCCATAGCTCAGATGTTTGTTGTTCATCAATAAAACAGCCACCAGGAAATTTGAAGTCATCTCCATATTTGCCTCGCATCCACTTGTTGCACAAATAATAGTCTCTATCATGTCCAACCTCTCTATGGAAGCGAACAGACATAGCCCAGAATCCGAGCTTTTCAACCTCAATTGGCTCAACGATGCGTATGCAGTTCTCGCCTTCCTTTGGTACAAATGTGTCTAACAAATCTTCCCTCAAATATCCCTTTCCTGAAAATTTGCCACTACCATATTTGTCGTCTTTCTCTTTTGCTTTACGTTCATAGTCATCTTGGGATACACCCTTTTTACTCCATTTTGCCATGATAGCTCTCCTTGCTTGTATGTTATGCCTTTACTCTTTTACCAGTTGGCCTTTTTCTCTCATCTATTTTCTTTTTAATCCCTTCCTTTATTCTGTTTGTTTCCTTCTTCTTGTATGATTTGCTTGCCTTTATGAAATAGCCTTGACCATGCAGGTTTGTTAGATAGTCAAGCATACCTTTCTTTTTATCTAAAGATTGCCTTTTGGCCTTGGCTATGTGATACATCTCAGCAATCTCATCCCTTTCCCTTGTGACTTCAACTACATCTTTATGCAAATAAACCAAATCTTTATAGGCTTGCTCAGTGACTTTCTCGAGTTTCAGGTTGTATCTTTTGTTGATTCTCTCCAGAAGTGTTCCTCTGAGTTCAAGTTGGGATTTAGCCTTGACAACAGCTCTTCTGGTAATAAGAGCATTCAACATAGCAAGTGCTCTCTCCTCTATACTTGACCATTCATCATAGTCAGCTGGAAGCTCAACACATTCTTCATCAAGATTGTTCTTGTCAATTGATATTTCATCATTTTGCATTAGCTTTCTCCTATCATTATATTGTAAACCGATTAGCCACCAAGGCCAACACTGTTCAACGTTCTGGCAAAGTTCTCTACCCCTTTGTCAAAATAGATTTTGTTTTCATGTTGATATACAGCTGAAGCAGGGTGTGCACACCAACAGATGTAGCAATTATAGTTATCATCCCATACAGTGGTACCACTTAAACCAAAGATTCCTTTGTCATCATCTGTAAAAAATTTGACAGCAGTATTCCCAAAAGCCAGAATTATAGCTGGTTTAATTGTAGCTATTTCTTTATCAATCCATTGTTTGCATATCTTTATGTGTTTTCTCTTAGGTGTTCTTGTTTCAGATGGATAGCATTTCACTATATTTGTTATGTGAAACATTGACCTCTCAAGACCATATTTGTCAAACTCTTTCCACATTAGCTTTCCAGATTTAGCACTCTCATAAAAACCTCTACCATATTTATCCTCATTTTTCCCAGGGGCTTCCCCAAAAAGCATAACATTCATCTGTCCTTTGCTTGGTAACACTGGTTTTGTACATTCATTTCTTAGTTCACAATCTTTACAATCAAGCAATCTTTTCATATCATCATCATATGATTTAGTATATTCTGGTGTCTTGACAAGCTCAAGTCCAAGACCATCAGCCTTCCCTGCCATAAGGTCTTCCCCAAACCAAAGTTCACTCGTGTGTATGTTGTTGCTCCTCATTGATTTGGCCTTAACCAATAACCATTTGTCTTGGCAATGCTCTATAGCATATTTGTTAGCTTTGTAAAATTCTCGTCCAAAAACTATCATGGAAAAGTCCGTATCATCTTCATAATTACCATATACACCACCCAAATCACCAGCAGTTCCTCGAACATCTTTCATTTTTACATTCTTGTCTTCTTTATATCCAAACTTGAGTATAGACATTCTACCAAAATGATATCTATATTTTTCTCTGCTGAAATCCAATGCACTCAATGGTTCAAGCTTGATTTGAGTTTTGATCAGTTCTATCATCTTCCTGTATCTGTACATGGGGTCGTTGGAAAGGCTAAAGTTGAAACACTTAGATAATTCATCCAGTTCAATCTCTCCAATTTTTAATTTTTCATCACTGTCTCCAAAGCAATGTGTTTTTTCAAGCAACTTGACAACACGTGAATTTACTTTTCTCTTGATGGCTCTGGTTTCCATGTCCTCAACATCTTTGTATGGCCCACCAAGATTTTCAATTTTTACGCCAGCTCTAAATCTGGCTGGTTTTCTTTTCAGGATTATCTCATTGGCTGCTACCTCTCCAACACCTTTAATCTCTTTTATTGGTATGAGTAGATTGCCATTATCATCAGGTATCCATTCTGTTGCACCAGACTTGTTGATATCTGGTAGAAGTAGTTTGAGGCCAAGCCTTCTCGCTTCTTGTATATGCTCAGCCTTTTTATCATCTGAGCCGTAGGTCAATATTGTTACCATGTATTCGGTAGGATAATGGACTTTAAGCCACATTTCCCAAGCAGCTATTGTTGCATACTCAGCAGCATGGGCACGGTTGAAGCCATAACTACCAAAATATTGCAGCTCACTAAATATTTTTTCTCCATCTTCAGCTGAAACTGTCTTCCTGTCAAGGCACCCTTGAATAAACATCTTCTTAAATTTTAGGAATTGCTCCTCACCCTTGCTTTTGCTGACAACCTTCCTAATCATATCTGTTGTCTTCCATGGCAACCCACCAACCCAATACATGATTGCCATGACTTGTTCCTGATATAGTATAATGCCTTGTGTTCTTTCAGTGATGTCCTTAATCAAAGGGTGGATATATGAGACCTTTTCTATGCCATGTTTTCTCATATGGTACTTGTGTGTCAGTCCACTTCTGAGTGTTCCTGGCCTATGCAAAGCATTGAGTGCTATGAGTTCCTCAAAGTCTTCAACTCCAACCTCTCTACACAGCTTCATCATGCCATGGCTGGCAAATTGAAAAACTCCTACACCATGTCCTTCGTTGAACTCTTTATATATTTTTGGATCATCAATATCCAATGTATCATAGTCTAATTCTACTTTATGTCTTTTTTTGATTAATTTTTTACACTCATTTAATACTGTTAAGGCATTGAGGCCAAGGACATCAAGTTTCATCAAGCCCATATACTCAGCATCTTCTTTATCCCAATTTCCAACTACCACCTTCTTCCTTATGGCTAAACTGGCATTTTCACCAGACCTTAAATCAGAAGCAGCAACAACCATAGCACAAGCATGACGACCTGCAGATTTCAGTTGCCCTTCCATAGATATTGCAATTCTGCTGACCTTTGGATATTTTCTTTTAAAAGTTTTGCCATCTTCAAATGCATCAAAGGCATCAGCTATTGAAAAGTCAGCTCTAACATCCCCACCTGAGTTATGAGTTTGAAATCCGTTTGCAAAATATCCTTTGTGCCTATGATCAAGCTCTACATCATATGCTTTTCTTTTGCCAACAGGTTTAATTGATATAATTTTTTCGAATTTCATCTAAATCCTTCTTTGCTTTTTTTATGTTGCTCTTATTAAATCTTATTGTTTTCCATCCTTGGTTCGTAAGGAATTTATCCCTTTCCTTATCACCATTAATATTTTTGTTTAAAAGATGCAATCCACCATCATATTCTATGTTCAACATAAGTTCAGGTATAGCAATGTCTAAATAATAATGCCCAATCTTTTTGAATTTGCCATTTATCACTCTTTGTATAGGATATTCGTCCTCTACACTGTAGCCAACAAAGACTTTTTTGACCAATATAGACAATTCACTTTGTGGCTTGCTTATAACAGACACTCCTTTTCTTGGATTTTTGGCCAAAAGCCTTAATGGATGAGATTCAGGGTTGTCAGCAAGTCTTTTTAGCATGTATTGCCTTTGTGCTTCTTTCTTGGCAGGATTGTTGTTTACAACCTTCATTATTTTTTTTAATTTTTTGCTTGCTTTTGCTCTAACTTCTGGCCTCTTCATAGGATTATTCTCAAGCATGCGTTTACGCCTGCCAGCCAAAACTCTTGCAACCACCTTTTCATCATCAAACCATTTACATCTTACGCCTTTTCTTGATTCTTTCATTTTCTTCAATGCTTTTGGATCATCCAATGGATTGTTGTGGATGTTTCTCCATGTTGTTGTACATGACAAAGAACAAAAAATTCTTTTGTGAGTCTTAACTGTTCTGTGCTGATACACCAGCTTGCCACATTGTTTACAAAATGAATAAACTTCATCGAATTCAGCAGCCAGAATCGTATCTGTTCTTTGATCTGTGTTTTTCAGTGTTTTCCAACCAATCTTGCCAGACCTGACATTCCTTGTCCAAAAATAATGATCTATTGAGCACTTTATTTTTTTTCCTGACTCTAACACTATTTCATACATATTGACAAATCTATCAGTTTTGTGAATAGCTTTAATGTTCTTTGTTATCCTCCTACTTCCGTATGCTGCTGTTACTTTGGTGCTGTTAGTGTTTTTATCTAATAATTTAATTGCTATTGGCCCTTTGTTTGTCCACACTTTTGTGTCTTTATCCAAACATCTTACGACTATGGATTTAGCTGCCTTATCAACCTCAGCCAAAGGCACATCAAATACTCTTGCTACATCTCTCAAAGCACCTCTGCCATGCATCTTAGCAAAGGTTGACAACCCTGCTACATTATGCTTTCCATATGTTTTCTTGAGATGTTCCAATATCCTATCTCTTTTTATATCTTCAAAGTCCATATCAATATCTGGCAAATCAATTCTGCCCTCTGATATAAACCTTGAAAATACAAGGTTCAGTTTAATTGCGTCAACTTGTATGATGTGCAAGCAAAAGGCAACAATGCTACCACCTACAGAACCACGACCAGGACCAACCATCACTGGCTCTCCACCATCATCTGGATTTTTACACCAATTGATTAATTCCCAGACTATCAAAAAATATCTTGCAAACCCCTGAGCAATAATGATTTCCAGTTCTTCAGATATTCTGTCAAGATATTCTTGCCTGTTATTCTTGTCTATCCAATCGTGCTTCTTCATCCTTTCTTCAAAACCATCCAAGGTTAGTTGAATCAGCTGGCCATTTTCATCGATGTCTTCATATCCTGGCACATCTGGCTTTGGCAGCAAAACGTCTTTTTTCTCTATAAAAAGGTTACATTTGTCTGCTATCATATTGGTATTGGCTATGGCTTCATTCACAACTTTGGCTGGCAATGCTTTCTGCTTTTTGAAAAGTCCTTTCATTTCTTCAGCAGACGTCAAGAAAAGAGTTTGGGTGTCAAATCTCCACCTGTTCTCATCTTTCCACTTCTTCTTGGATTGCATAGCAAGCAAGACTTCCTGTTCATCTGCTTGCTCAGCTGTAACATAGTGGCAATCATTGGTTGCAACCAAAGGGAGTTCATATTTATCAGCTAAGGCAACTATTAATTTATTATGCTCACTTTGTCCTTCTATATCGTGAGGCATTATTTCCAGTGCTATATCAACCCTTTTGGCTATAAGTTCTTCAAGCAAATCGATTCCACCATCCATGTATATAAAGGATGCATAACAGGCACTCATAACAAGCACACCATCCAAATGATCCAATAGCAACTCTGGGTCTATTCTTGGCTTATAGTAGAACCCATCAATATTTGCATAGGTTAGCATCTTTGATATGTTTTCCCAGCCCTTTTCATTCTTGGCCAGCAAAGTGATGTGGCCTCTTTTCTCGCCCTTTTCTTTTACCATAAGGTCTGGAACAATATATGCTTCAACTCCAAGTATAGACTTGATACCAACCTCTTTGCAAGCAATTTGCCATTTTATGGCTCCATCTATATTGCCATGATTGGTTAGGGCTATGGCTTTCATGCCTAACTCTTTAGCCCTTTCACAATATTGCTTGGCTGAACCATATCCATCAAGGAATGAATATTGATCATGTACATGCAGGTGTGTAAACATCATTTGTATCTGACCCTTCCTGCTTTGTGTTTCTTGCTGACCATTGATTCTCTTTCGACATTTAGTGCCATTGATTTGCTAAGATCGACTAACGACATGGCATTTGCATCAGGGTCAGTAGTTTTTCTAACAAACACAGAAAAACTCCTGCACTTGTCAGGATGTTCTATGAATGCTAATTGATTCACAAGTGTCATAGGAAAGAATGAATCCATGACTTTATAGAAATGAGTCTTTTTAGCCTCAGCCAAATCTGACCTTTTGCCAACACCTATGCCAAATGATTCTATCACCTCAAATCCTGCTGCCAGCAGTATGTTACAGAACTCTCTATATGTATATTCATACAAGTGATCAACGGCTGGTGTCCTTCCTACTTCTATATTTGGTGTTGACAAGGCCATACACCCACCCATCTTCAGCACTCTATTCATATCGATCAGCAAGTTAAGGAATGAATCTTTTGCTATGTGCTCTATGAACTCAAAGCAGATTATTGCATCAACTTCTTCGTTACCAAATGGCAACTCACCTCTTGTCAAGTCAGACCTAACAAGCACCCTGTTGAATTTGCCTATCTTTCTGTGAGACACTGTATTCAGCTTTTTGTAGTCAAATTCGAGGCAGTAGTAATTATATTTTTTGATTGCTGCTTGACACAGGTGTGGCATCTCACAATAGCCAGCACCTAAGTCAGCAACAACTGAATGTTCCTTGGTATATTCAGTCAAGAACTTTAACCCATGCCAGACTCTAAACACATGAAAAAAGCTCCTTGCATTCTTCATTTGCATCATTTCATTTGTTCTGTCAAAGCCATCAAGGCTTGATAGCTCCAAGGCATTATTATGCTGGATATAAACACCATTGCCATCAACAGGAAGATCAGCTACAGATTGCAAGACATGATTCTCATCTATATCCAGCTCAACAGTTCCATCATCATCATGTGTGATATATGATACCTTGCCAAATACATGCTCTAATGCCCTTTTCAATTCTTTGTCGTTGATTTTTCTTTTCAAAAGAAGTTCCTTTCGTTTGTTTTACTATGAACCGTACCATTGATTGTGTCAAGCCTCATTATACAAGACTCATCACATATTGCTTTAATTGCATCAGACCTGTGGTCAGCAAAGTGGTTTGCCCAGCTGTGTATGTCTCCCCAAGCATTGCTATATATTGAACCAAAGCTAACTTCTGCTTTTGATTTTTCCTCAGTGTCTCCAGCCATGATACAGCAAGGGAATATTTCACCATCAGCCCTTATAAAAAGTTGATAAAGGCAAGCGTAGCATGTCTCTATATGTGTCGGAGAATAATGATCAAAGTTGGCCATATATTTTTGGGATAACCTTATAACACCATCTATCTGGTCGTTGTCTATGGATAGATTGCCTGCATGATCATACACCAGCCTTGAGTCGGTTCTGCTACCATGTTTACTTGCGTATAGGTATATTGCTTCAAGATCATCTACATTGTGCTTATGTATTGTTATTCCAAACTGTACATTAACACCATATGAATTCATGTCTTGCACTGACTTGTGCACTTCGTCAAAAGATATACTGCCACCACGACATTTCTTATAAGCTGCATTGCCAAGAGCATCAAGGCTTACACGAACCCATTTGGCTTTTCTTAAAAAAGAAAAGTCTATATTGTTTGGTACAAATCCAGCCGTAACAATACCAAAATCTATTTCATTGTTAAAACACCATTCCATTATTTTATTGAGATCTTGATTAATCATAGGGTCACCACCAGACAAACAAATGCTTTCAAGGCCAAGCTGTTTGCCTTTTTTAAGGAAACCAATAAGCACTTTCCCATCAATAGATGTTTTGAATGTTCTTTTCCAGTGGCCACACATTATGCATTTGTTAAAGCAATGGTCTGTAAGCTCTATATGCAAAGATGGTGGAAATTTTCTCCAACCATTCTTGATTGAATCAACATACCTGATTATTTTTGTTTCTCTTTCGTTCATATTTGCTTCCTCTCAAGTGCTGAGTCGTCTCCGTCGCCTTTGATATTATTGTCTTCAAGAGCAATCTCAGCCAATATGGTATAATTTCTGAGGTCTTCAAGAGCATTCTTCACGTCTGCTTTCCATTTGTTATACTTCTTTGTTCGAATTGGTAATATCAATGAGTTTGGTGGCCCTTTGTCCCATACGAGACTACGTAGGCGTAGGTACATAGTTCTAACCTCAAGGAAACAACCAAACAATCCAATATCACCTGAGCAATTTCCACGTTCTTCGTTTTTGATCATCATGATTTTTGTTGACTCTTTGGCTATTTTCTTGATTTTAATCCTTTCATCAAGTGCTTTTTTATTTTGGTTTGACATTTTTGATTATCCTATCAATTGATTTTTGCATGTTTTCTCTAACTCTTGGTATATTTGGAACCATAATCCAATCAGATTCACCGAATTCCCAATGATGCCTTGACATGCCACAATCTTCACACACCTCAATTGCTCCACCATCTGGCCAGTTTTCATAATGTGTATCAAGGTGATCACACTCTAACTCGTCTATAGCACAAGCACCACTTGCACAACCATCTAATAGACAATAGATACAATAATCCGGTTTGTTGTTGGCCATAGTTATGCTCCAAGTTGCAAATCACAACCAGTCAAGTATTTATGGCGATGAGGTTTTTCAAGTAACCAAACAATAAGTTCAGCTATATGTTTAGGATCAGTCTCAAACCCTGCTGGCAAAGCATTCAGCTGATATTGCTTGGCTTGGTCAGCAGTCAGGTCTGGCCTAAGCTCAAGAACAGTCTTTTCAATATAAGTTGACATACCTGTTCCCTTCAACTTGTTCGGACTGATTGAGAAAACAGTGATGCCCTTGCTCTTTGTTAATTCTCTGCTCATCTGCTTTGTCATCATCAAAGCAGCAGCCTTGGATGCATTGTATGCAATACTGTGAGTCATGGGTATATGAGCAGCGTTGCTTACAATATTAAGAATAACACCTTTTGATTTTTCAAGCAAAGGCATAAGTCCTTTGGCCATCAGCCAAATTCCTTTGGCATTGGTATCCATAACTCTGTACCATTGCTCTTCTGGTATATCCTCCATGTTATTAATGTAATTGACGCCAGCACAATTTATCAAGCCATATATCTCGTGAAATCCATCAAAACGGCTTGCTATCGCACCAGATGTTGCCCAGAGTTCTCTGATATCAATATTAATATCAGTATTGATCCCCTTATCTTTGTCTACACCAAAGGCTTTCATGCCTTCTGTCTGATTTATCAGTCTGTAAATTTCTTTGCCCAAACCACTTGCTGAGCCTGTTATTACAAAGTTCCTCATGGGTTTATTCTCCTTTATATTCTGTCTATATACAGTGCTATTAAGCTTTTATGATTAGCTTGCTAATAAAACCAAGCACTGAAGTGTCTATAAATGTGTACTTGTATGTGTCTGGACAACCTGAATGATTAAGTGTCTCAACATCTGAAAGCACCAAATAGCTCTTTTTTCTAAATGCTTCAATTGCCTCATCCAAGTCATCTACATGAAATCCAAAATGGCTGAGGCCAGCGTCAAATTCAGAATTGTAGCAGAGGACTTCTGGTATTTGAACTGTGCTACCCGCTTTTATCTGAAGAAGTTCAAACTCACAAGGCATTACTGTATAATTAAAAGCCAAAGACACTATAAATTCTTTGTTGGTCAGCCATTCATAGGCACGGACTTCATCCTGAATCCAATTTGGGTGGCCAAGTTTGGAATAAGCATCGATTGAATTATGAATATTTTGAACATACAAAGACACTTGGTCAACATAGTATCCAGCAACTTTTATGTTAAGAGATGGTCTCATATTCACCTTCTGATACCAAGGTTTGAATGCTTTGACTTTCTCAACCATGCCTTTCCAGCTACCCTCAAATGGTATTGCTCTATCATCTATATAAACAGTAGCTATAACCTTTTTATCAGATATGTTTTTAGGAGCTGTTGGCAGATTTTGATTCAGTCCATCAAATGGTATGTCGTATTTTATAAGCCAGCGCCTTAGATCATCTGAATCAGAACCTCTTGTGGTGAATATGATAATACTATATCCACTTTGTTTAAGTTCTTTGATTGCCTCTCTGGCTCCCGGCAATGGCTCCCCAAAATTCCCCACACCTTTCCATCCGTCATAATTCAATATTGTACCATCTGCATCAATGGCAACTGTTTTGTATTTGTCTGTCATTTTCAGTTCTCCTTTATTTCAAATGAATATTATTTTTCCCATGAATGGGCTGTTGGCTGAGGATCAAAACCTACTGTTTTAGTCCAAAAGTCTTTTATTTCATCCCTCATACGGTCATTGATACCATTGAGAAAAGGAAATTTTTTCTTGATTGGGCAATCTGCAAACCTCGGGAATTTACAAACACCATATCTCATACAATTCGGACCAAGAATTGGAGCAGTAAATGGATGAACCTTGACAACCAGCTTCTGCATTTCACGAGCAACCAGCTGAAATTCGCCTTGAGCCCTGACACATAGCCTTGTACAAAGCATATCACTCAAAGCTCTGAGATTGACTTTGAAAAGAATATTGGTATATACATTGGTAGGCAAGACTCCACGAGCATCTTGAGGCCGACATTCATCCTCATTTATCAACTTGTCATAGCCATTTTGTATATCTTTCATTGTATTGTGATACGTTTCATTCTCAATACAAGTTCCAGTTGCAAGATAGCCAAATCCTTCCTGAGTTGCCACCCTTTGGGCTTGCTGAGCAAATGCTGTGCCCACCCTGTGCCTAACAAGCTGGTGTGTGAATGCTCTTGTAACATCACAAATTAGAAAAACATAGTCAACAAATTCCCAACTTGATTGTATTGTATTAAAAACATAATTCAAATTGCCTTGAATTTCCTCATCATCCATCTCAAGCACTTCGTCATATGAATCAACACTTTTCATATGCCTGGTTCTTTTGCTGAATACCAGCAGCCGTTCAGCATTTTTGGTGTATTCAATTAATTTTACATCCATCATTTTCTCCTTTATGGCTTATTTATAGCAATTTTGTGCGCAAAATATTTGCTGTCATCTGTTATCATTGCCTTTATGTTCTCAATATCACTCACGAGATGGTCTGTCCTTATTGGTTTCCATATGGCAAACCTTCCAAAAGAATATATATTGAACGTATCTGTAAGGGTAATTATTGACCATTTTCTTCTGTGCTCGTTGATAGGCAGCATTTTGCCCATCTCTTGTTTGTACACTTTGGCAACACTGATGTCGTAATGAGGTGGCTTGATTCCAAAGCATTTCATGGCTCCAGCTATCTCTTCTGGATTTATCTCTGATACAGATTCTATGATTATGTCTTGGCTTTGGATAGTTGCTCTGTATATATGGAATGCATCTGACGGGAAGTATAGTGTTTGATTTATGCTTGATTTGATATTCAATTTTCCTCTATACACGAAAATATTTTTATACTCAAACAAGTCTGATGCATCTCCAATGCCAGCAGCAATAAGCATAATGGGCATAGGGATTGTGCTTATACAGGCATCGAATGTTTCTGTTGTGCCATCTGCAAATGACAATGCATTTTTTGATACACCAACAAGCCATTTATCATAAGCTACATCTTTTATGGAATAAGGTTGAGTCATGATAAACCTGTCAGCAGAACCAAGGTTACTTATAGACCTATCACTAAGAGTGCCATTTGTCTTCATAGAATAAAGATTATTCATTTTTATATTTGGTGCTGATTTTAGCTTGCCTTCAAAAGAAATAGCCTTGTGGACTTTGACTTTTCTGTATCCAACTCCAAGATACATACAAACTGAACTATCTCTTAGCCTCATAACAGCTCTATGATTTTGGACTTTTTTCTTGGCTGCATCAAAGATTTTGGGGTTATAACTTGACAATGCTCCTGCTGCTATAGCACCAGATATACCAGCACCTATGATGACAATTTTCATAATTTGCTCCTGAAAAAAGGTCACGAAAAAAGCCCAGTCACCACTGGTTATCAGTAGTGACTGGGCAAACATCTATTCCTTTTCCTTCTTGGTTTTAGAAGCCTGCTTGATGGCTTCAGCACTCTTTTTTGTTGATGTGTAAACACCATCTTTCACATCTACCAGGCCTTTTGGGTCAACACACTGACGCAAAATCGTATTCACCCTGCTCTTTGCATTGCTGGTTTCAAGTCCAGCAGCCTTAATCCTCTTTTCAAATTCAGGTAGAGCAGCTTCAGCTGTAATACCTTTCTTGCCAGCATCAACAACAGTCATCCAAACATGCCAAGCTGTTGTGCCATCATTATAAGGCTTGTCATTTGTTGTTTGTTTTTTTGATTCTGAAAAGACTGTTTTAGCCTTTTCTTTTGCCTTGGCTTTTGCTGCATCCAACTCTTTTTTGGTTGGCTCCTTAGCAGCATCTTTTTTGGCAAATTTTTCTTTGCCATTGGCTTTACCTTTATCCTTATTTTTGGCCTTCTCAGGAACCTCTTGTGCCTCCTTAGATGCCTTTTCAGACTTAGTTTCAGATTCCTCTTCCTTCTCAGGTTTTTCAGTTTTGCTCCCTTTCCTGGCAGCAAGTCTGGCTTGGTTAAGTTCATTTGACCACTCCTGGGTCTTTTCATTCAAAGCATCCCATTCATCATCTGTCAAAACATCCAGTGCTTTTATGACTTCATCATAAAGACTTTCATCCTTATCTTTTGGGTCAACCTCAATGCTCAAGTCATTTGCAAAGAACTCCAATTGTTTTCTATCAGTTTTGATAACCATTTTCAAATCTCCTCTGTTTTTGAATTCATTTGGTTTAATTAAAAATAATCAGTCAATAATATCATAAACCGACCGCCTCATTGCTGAATTTTCACCGAGTTCAACTCCAAAATAATTCTCCAGCAACCACTTGTCAAAAGTCAAATTACCACCTATTGATTTGAATCCTCTTTTTGTTCTATTCCTTCGTTTCCTATTTCTCGCTATAGCCAACAGCTCGTCAGGCACTCTATCCGAAATCATATCAGCTAACTCAGGACAAACTTCCCTAATCACTTCAATTGCTTCAGATATAATTGTCATCCTTTCTTGGCTTGCTTGACCATCCAATCTGAACAGACCAACATCTTCAGATGTTGACACTCTAACTCTGTACCTCCTTTCTGATCTGACTACATTCTGATACCTATTCGCCAAGCATCTCCATAAGAATGTAGAAAATTTAACACCACTTGTTGGCCTATATTTTTGCCTGCAAGACACATAGACAATCCAGCCTTCCTGCTCAAGATCGTCTGTGTCCGTGACTGACTCAATAGGCAATTTCCTTTTCCATACCCAAGCCATTGACTTTATGAGCCTTTTGACATCATCAACTTCCATCCCGTCAGAGGCATCACTATTGAGTTTTATTTTTTTCAATTTGCCTCCTTTGCCTTAAAAATCAAGGCTCCGCTCAGCAAGTATGCCATCATCAACAGTCAACTGGTCAGCAATCTTGGTCATTTTCTTTTCAACCATATTCCTGAAACTATCATCAGCTCTTAACATCTCAGCATCAGTTCCATCCATATAATTCTTCAACTCTTGAATCATCTTCCTCAATTCTTTATGAGCTACAAACCCATCCCACAAATCATCAAACTTGTCAAGAAAATTATGAACACTGTTGACTGTTGCCGTAGCAACATTTTCTGACGAGCACTGCTCTTTAAGAGAATTGACCTTCTTGAGCAGTTCTTTTCCTATGGCGTCAACAGCCATGTCTTTCATCTCTTGAACCTCGCTTTTGAACTTTGCTACCTCTTCCTTATAAAGGCTTGCAGGCAACACTGACATTTCTTTTGAAGGTGATGTAAACACCCTGAAAGACCATTCAAAGACAAAACCAGCTCTCAGCCTTGATACAGTTGGATATTTTTCAGGCTGATAGTGATCTGGATACCTCTTTTTGTAATCCAGTTTTGCTGATTCATAGTTTTCAACCAGCTCTTCAAAACAAGCAGAAGCATTTATTTGCCTCTGCCTCAAACCTTCGTCAACAAATTCAATCTTATGCTTTGGTACAAAATCAAGGGTTGGAATTGGATGGGGCATTGAGTTCCTGCTAATAAAACCTTTTGCCTCGTTCATGATTGAGTTCAAATTCCTCAATCGCTCCTTGCCATCTTCAGTCAAAAGGCTTTTGACTCCACGGATAATCTCAACAGGCAAATTGCCCATCTCTGAATCACTTGCTCCAGTAGCAGCAGACCAGCCTGTATGAAATCGTCTTACAACCAACATTCCTTCTGAAAACACATTTGCTTCTTGAATCTCTTTGACTTTAGCCATCTTCATCCTCCTATTTATAAGTTTATATTATTCATCAGCCAACCTCAGAGATGAATCCTCAGTTCATCTCTGAACGCACAGGGCTTAATGGCTCCCTGCCTTTACTATTTTGCCACCTCTCAATACTCTCTTGTCTTTGAAAAAAAGTTTGCCAGGACTGTTTGGATTTTCTTTCTTAGAAATAATCTCACCAACCATGTCTTCCAGCTCAGTCAGCATAGCATCTGCTGAAAGATGCTGAGTCTCAGCGATTTCTCCTGTCGTGATACTGATTGTGCCATCTTCTAAGATTTCAATATCTATTGTCGACATGATTCCCTCCTCATCTTTATCAAGCTAATGTCTAAATCACCAATTAAGCCGTGTTTGTTAAGTTCTTCAAGTTCATGATCAGTGAATATAAACAAATCTTCATGCTTGTACCCAAAAGACTTTATATCATTTGTGCGTTTGATTGAATTTATTTTTTCTTGTAACAACATTCCAAATCCTCCTTATTTTTTATATTTTATTTTCCACATTGACCTGTCACGACCATTTGAAACACAAGCAACAACTGGAATCTTGCTGTCAAACCCATTAATTTCCACCTTCAGCAAGTTCACCAATTTGTAATGCTTTCCACCAGTAAGGTAAAAAAGCGAAGAACCATTCTGTGCTTTGTCTAAATAGAACCTGTCTTCCTCTGTTGATCTTGTAACATCAATGGCAACAAGCTGGCGATAATTAGAATTGAATTCAGTCGTTTTTGTCCTGCCATAATGAGTTGTTACACCTGAGCAGTAAAATACCAGATGCTTCCCTAATTTTTGAATAATTTCAAAATCATAATTCTCATTCAAGCCTTTATTGTGATAATACAGGTATTTGTTTGCTTTTGTATAGCCTATCTCATTGGTGGTATATGTGACATTTGCCAGTGTTTTAGCTCCTGACATTTCCCATTTTTCACGACACACTTTGTCTATTCTCTCCAACTCTGTCCCTGCATGAACTACAGTAAAAACATTTGATAACATGAACATTACAAATACAGCAATTATGATGGATAATTTTCTCATTTTTCACTTCCTCCTAAAACCTTTTGAGTTGCATTTTGTTATTGGCTGCTTTCTTGAACAGCCAGTTTTTTTTGGCTGCTACCTTTTCAATAGCCTTTGTGCTGTATGCCACCTTCAATTTGTTCAACCCATTTTGGTCATAGCACTCAGCTTTACCTTTTGCCAAATCAAGAACTATATCTCCATAATTAATTTTTATGGTCTCACCAATTTTTTCAAAATTCCAGGAAAGAGATTCAATTGCATTTATAAGCAATTCTATATTCTTGGCTTGAAATTTGACCGACAATTTTTGTACTTGCCAACACGGCATTTTACACCTCCTATATTTGGGTTTATATTTTCTTTTAGCCAACCTGAACGCAACTTCCTCATAGCTGCGTTCAACGCACAGGGCTTAATGGCTCCCTGCTATCTTTCAAATTTAATTTCTGTATTATTCAAAGTCAACCACAAATCTGGATTTTCCAGAAAATCTATTATAAGGAATCCATCATCTGTATCCTTATAGTCTTCAATGATTTCCTCATCATTTATTATTACTGTAAATTTTATTGACATATCCCCTCCTAAAATTCAAGCTTTCTGTCTTCCACCTTGCCATTTGCAACCTTGCTTACATCAGTAGTAGCAGGGTTGGTTCTTGATTTTGCCCATCCTCTCAGCTCTGTAACCTTTTCCGCCATAGTCAAGCTGATAGGCTTGATAAACTTGGCTGCATCCTTGAGCTTAACATCTGGATTTTTTCTTTTCAGTGTAGCAGCAATGCGACATACAGCCTTTAGCTCAGCACCTGACCACCCTTCACAATCTTTGTCGGTGCTAAATTTGCCAATTGTTTTGGCCTTATGCTCATAGTGCTCGCAGTAATGTTTGAATATTGCTTTTCGTTCAGCAGCATTTGGAAAATCAACAAAGAATGGAGCACAATCCCATCTCTCAGCCCTAACCCATTCAGGTGCCAGCTGAGATATATCATTACACGTAGCCATTACATAAACACCTTCCGGTCTGTCATCAGACAAGAATTTCAAGAACTGAGCAGCAGATTGTTTCATACTTCCACCATCACTATCACCACCACCACTGGCTCCAGCCAAACCCTTTTCAATCTCATCTATAAAGAGTATGCAAGGAGCATTAGCCTTAATGACTTGAATAGCTCTATTAAAAGCATTTTGCATCTGCCCAACCAAACCTTCACCCATCATCTGAGCCATTTCCATCTCAATACATTTCCTTCCAGAGTTGGCTGCAACCCATCTGGCAAAAGAAGTCTTACCAGTTCCAGCAGGACCAAGAAGCATAACACCAAGTGAAGTAGGGTCATCAATAAAATCAAGGACAAAGTCTTTAGCCTCATTGTATCCAATTAGCGGACTGGCCTTTGGATATTCACCTATCTTCAATCCTGGAGTTTTTTCAACATCACTTGCCTGTATAATACCGACTGTCTTGGACTTTAACTCACCACCATCTTTGATGATTGAATAAGCATAAGCATTCTTCACATCACGTCTGGTCATGCCTTTAGAGGACTGAATAATTCTCTCAACTTCTTTGTCATCAGGCATCTTAAAGTTTGGATTGTCTTTAGCAGAATTGACAATTGATTCAAAAATCTGTCGTATTTCGTCTTCATCAGGCAATTCAAAGTTTATCTGAAGAAAATCTTTTGATAAAACTTGAGGAATAGCGTCATCGAACTCATCGCTCCCAACAATTATCAAGGCTTTTCTGCCTTTTGGGGTCGTGTAAAGCTCAAGACGGTTCTGGATATATGACACAAGTTGCTTATTGAGATTGCCATATTCATCCTTTAAGAACCAATTGAAATTCTTTGCTACAACAACAGTTCCAGGACTTTCTCCATCTAACATGTTGCTTACAACATCTGGATCCTTGTCAGACTCTAAATCCCAAATCAAAGCATTATAGGCTTTATTGCCAGATGAAACACTTTCGTATTCATTGACAGCCTTAACTATGCTGCCAACTGCCCTCTCCATCTCATTGGTTTGGGCATAAAACAATGCGTATCCTGCCCTAAGGGCAAGAATTAAATCTTTTGTGCCTTCCATAATACACCTCCGTTTTAAAAACTTATTGATCACTTACATCTTGGAAACAAACACACTTTTCAAGACTGTTTGGATTCATACCACAAGAGCATTCCTCTCCAGGTGCTTGCTCCTCCATGGTATCATCCACTTCCTCATCCCAATTTGTATAATAGCATATACAATTTTGACATTGATTATTCATAATACACCTCCATTTAAAAGTTATTAGCCAACCTGAACGCAACTTCCTCATAGCTGCGTTCAACGCACAGGGCTTAATGGCTCCCTGCTAATAAGAATATCTCCCAAAATCTTTGTCAATTTTAGCTACCAGCCTTTGACATTCAGGCCATCTCATCTCCTTGGCCAACTCACTGGCATATTCCCATCTGTGGTCGTTAAAATACCTTCTGTCACTTTCTGTAAACATTGCATTTGCTGGAGCAAGTGCTGCTCTAAGTTTTGCTGATAATTCCATAATACACCTCCGTTTAATGGTTAACATATTTTCATTTTCTCTGCAAACGTGCCTTTGCCAACATTGAACCACAAGACTAATTCTTTTTTCTCTTTAACCTCTATAACCGTAAAACTCTCCAACAAGCAATTACACTTGCCACAAGGCTCAATGGTCTTACCAGGAATATCTTAGCTTGCGATAATTCCATTTCATTTCCTCCATCTTAAAGTTTAGCCAACCTGAACGCAGCTGCCTCATGACTGCGTTCAACGCACAGGGCTTAATGGCTCCCTGCTAACTAAGCAGTTAACGGATGCATAGGCATAACATATGCTTTTAAAGACGATTTGTTTGAAAAGAATATAGGTGATATTTCATTAATGTAGGCGATATCAAAATTATCATATGCTACAATGAATTGAATGTGCTTAATTGATGCGATAATTCCAACCTTATTGATCAGTGCTATTTCGTATGCTCCATCATCTTCGAATTTTTTTTGAATACAATCAGTATTAATATGGTATTTGTAGTCAAGACATATACACTCATCAAAACTAGGATATACATCAACATCTTCTATCTTTTCTGTGATAATATGGCGTTTGGTACATGCCAGAACAGAATAGAAGCCATCAGCTAAAGGTACTGAGGCTTGGTGCAATCTGTATCCATCAGTCCCAGTTGCTATTTGATCCTTTACCATCAACACCTTTTTGAAGAGTCTGTTTGCTTTAAGGTCTAATGCACTTGACACAAAGTAAAGATTTTTAAAAGCTGAATCCTGTTTTTTAGTTTCCATTTTTCATTTCCTCCATTTAAGATTAACATTTTAGCCAACCTGAACGTAACTTCCTCATAGCTGCGTTCAACGCACAGGACTTAATGGCTCCTTGCTAAAGTTTGTCTATAAATGCTAACAATTTTTTCAGCTGAACAGCTGTAAATGATCTGCCTGTACTTTTGATTGAATATGAGACTTTTTTGTCATCACCATATTTTGACGCCAGAATGTCAAATTTCCCTAATCTGATTTTCTTAACGTTAGATGATGCTGACCTGCTGGTATATTGTCTACCAGTCCAATAATCACTAAAGTCATCGTCGCTGATACCCAAATCTTTTTTGATCATGTTAACCAATTCGTTTTTCATCTTGGCATTTTTGGTTCGTCTCTCGATCCTTGCATTCTCTGTATCCACAAGATTATTAATTTTGTTATCAAGCGATTCTTCGACTTTGTTTCCATTGAAATCTTTCTGGAGTCTATTGGCATCAAGACACATACCATAATCAGACGAGATTCTCAAAGCATGCTTTACAACCCTTGAATTCCATATTGATCCGCTATATATATCATCTCTATATATTCTGAAAATAATCCTTTCTTTATTAGCCAAAAAAACAGTCTTGATTATTCTTGGTTCATTGTTGAAACCATAATCATGGATGAATTCATAACCTTTGGATATTTTGTTCAATTTGTCATAAAGGACTTTCCATTTAGCATTCATAGCATCTTGCATTTCATTATCTCTTTTCTTTTGGTAACAGTCTTTACAAACCTTTATGCCATTCCCATCTTTATCCTTAATTTCAAAATCAATTGCATAACCAACACCAGCAGTGTTAGAGCAAAGTGGGCATTGAATGGTACTGCGAGCTTTCACAAACTCGCTGCTATCAACCAAACCTTGATCAAACTCTTCGCACTCTTTGATGAGATTTGCTACAGCAGTTGATTTAAATGCTTTGTTAAAAGTTTTAATGTCAGTCACCTTAATTTTGTCTGGCAAATTGTCACTGTTCAAATCAACTTTGGTCTGTTCTGTTGTTTTTGTTCTCTTCATAATACACCTCCGTTTAAAAACGCACAGGGCTTAATGGCTCCCTGCTAAAAGTTTTTGGCAACTCTAAAAATGTAGTTGGCATAAGTAATTCCAAACTCATTTCTTAAAATATTTTTTAAAGTAATAAAATCATTTTTTGAATTTTTGATAAGCACATTAGCATAAGTAAATCCAAGTTCTTTCTTTAAAACTCTTTTTAAATTTTCCATTTTTCATTTCCTCCGTTTAAGGTTATTTGCCAAAATAAAAAGTCAAATTTTTAACTTCTTGTTTTGAAAAATAACTATGTCTATCAACACCATTAGCTTATTGACTTTATGCTCAACTATCGTCTTGCACTACTGATAGCCATAGAGGCATCCTGGTGGTCGGTCCTTTTCTCATCGCTTGCAGAAATCTTCTCATGTTGTCTGGCTTCTGGTTCCATGATTAGGCTGCGTTTTCGACCGATCGACCGTCAGAGATCCCTGTCCCTCATGGTACTTTCCGTGAGCAACTTTAGATATAATGGTTAAAAATGATCGGCTTACGAGACCGAATTTTGGCTTTTAAAGGGGTTGATGTTTTTAATGAGGTTTCTGCGGCCATTGCCTCTGCCGTCCGACCCTTTTGCCCTCAGCAGCGTTTTCTCTCGCCACAGACGATTATATTCAATCAATAATCGTGCACCTATTATATAAGGCAAACCTGATAAAGGAAAGCCAGATTATAGCTGATTATACCAGATTATGTCCGATTATGCATGTTTTAAAAGAAAATTGAAAGTAATTTCAACAATTTTATTCAATGAAAACAATTCAATAACAAGAAAAACATGTATTTTATGAAATCTTTTTTGATAGATTTTCTTTGATTTACTAAGTTAACAGCAGAATTTTGAGTCACAACAGTAGGTTATGAGCATAAACTTTTTCATTGATATCCAGAATTTTAAGATTTCAAGCAATTTCTGGCCGTTTTCAACCGTTTTCTCCTAAAAATAGCACATAAACCGTTGATATATTTTCACATCAAACTTTCTCATGAAATCATTGAGGATATTTTTCAAAAAAATTTAAAGCCGTTTTTAAGCATATTATGCATATTTTAAGTAACCATTACAACAGTTTATGGACAGCAGAAAATCCAAAAAATCCAAAAAATCAAATCCATTTTTAAGCCACCTGTAAGCACCATAAAACGTGTTTTAAACATTCCAGGTGCTAACGCCTGTCTTTTCTTAAAATAGGCTTAAAAAGAGGCTATAAAAGCATCCATTTTTAAAATTATCGGGATTTGAGATGTCTATTTTTTGGGTGCCGAAACAGCTATTTTTTATTACTGATTTTAACATAAATTACACCAGCAAAAGAGATGCTATCCATCTGCCCTGTAAGATATTTCATTGCAATTGCAGGCCTTGACATCACAAGGATTCTGGCTGCTTGGGATACAGTAACCCATGGCCTTTTAGGCTGTTCCAAAACCACTTTTACAGCATAACGACTACGCCACCATTTATAGTTGAAAGGTCTTTTTGGCTTCATGCCACGAACCATGGTGTATTCCTTTCTATAGCCAAAACCTCCTGCTTGCCCAATTCGGCCACATCTTCCTTGGTTTTAAACTCAACAACCTTGATTTTTGGTATAAATGGAGAAAAATCTTCAGCAATGCTTATAGAATTACTAAACCCATCACCAAAATCAAACATGATACTTATAGACTTAATATCCATACCAAGAATTATCTTGCGCTGTTCACTACTGATCTTGGCTTTCATAGCAGCAATGGAAGTATGGCCTAAAGTCATCATATCGAACACACCTTCAACAATTCTCAGGTGATGACCTGTGAAAGACTCAAGGCCAAACAATGTTTCCTTTATTCTGAAAAGGCTGTTGTTGACCTCACAGTTTTTATACCTTTGCTGTTTTTCTGTATAATCTCTACCAAGCCATGATGCAAAATGTACACCATGCCAGTCTTTATGGTATATTGGAAAAATTATCCGACCAGCATACTTCTGTTCTTTTTCATTTCTGCCTTTGACTGGTGTAAATAGTAGTGTATATTGCTTTATGTACTTTTTGCCAAAACCTCTTTTCATCAGGTATGTATAGGCCAAATCTCTACTTCTCGTATCTTTTGTATATTCAAACAGTTGACAGTTTGGTGGTGGCTTTGTCTTGAGAGGTCTGTCCCAAATTTCAATTGGAGATTCTTCGTCATCACTGTTCTCCTTTATAATAGCTAAGACTTCAGAGATATCAACGTCTGCAGACGCTGATATAATTTTAGCAAAAGATGGATATTTTTCTTCACCATCAAATCCACAAACCCAACAATTGACAAACCCTTTATTTACGTGAATTCCAAGATGCTTCTCGCTACCACACACAGGGCAGTCTATGTTTACATCAGCAGCACCTACATTCTTCCCGTGAGACTTATAGTCTATACCAAATTCATCAAGGATTGCTTTAACATCTATCAAATTCTTATTCTTTCAGATTTTTTCTTTTCTGGTTTGACTCCAGCTTTTGCAACTGGAGGTTTGCTGTTTGTATTCACCTTGGTTATTGTTGCCCCTGCTTGCCTTTTTGCCTCAGCCTTTGCGTTTGCTGCTTCTTCCTCTTTTATGATAGCAATAGTACTTGGAGTTTCACCCAAATATTTCTCTATCATCTCTTTTGTTTCAGCTGCTATAGCAACTAAGTCTGCAAGATTCTTTGCATCACTTGACATCATCCTGTGCCCAACAATGTTTTCAATAGCATCAGATATTTTTGAAAAATATCCAACTATATCCAGGTATTCTTTACCTGGAGTTTTGCTATCTTTGCCATACTTCTTGGTGCAAAGCAATGTTACACATACAGCATCACTGGCAATAGCATATTTTCCAATATTAATTTCAAGTTTCCTTTTGACAATTTCCTTTGCCTCAGCCATTTTTCACCCTCTCTGTCTTTGATGATTGTCAAAATGTCCTCAATCCTGCCTCAATAGCAAGACGATTCATAGCTTCGTGAAAGAACTGGGTTATGAAACAATGGTTATACTTTCTGTGGTCGGCACCCTGCCTTCTTTCAAACTTCTTGCCTAAAGCATCCTTCCTTAGGAATGCCTCTCTCATAGCCATTGGTATCAACAAATTGATGCTTCTTTCGTATTCCAGATCAGCAATGTTTGTCATAATTGTTCTCCTCTAATTGTATTGTAAACCGATTTATGGACTGGATTTCAAAAAACCAAAACAACATCCGATGACTCTAACCTTCATCGGATTATTTTTTTAATCAAACAAACATCCGATCGCTTCAACGATCATCGGATTATTTTTTCAACTCATCTCTTAGCATTTTCTTGAAATTTTCTTTATCCATAACCTCTGAAAAGAAGTTTTTGCCTTCCTCTATTGCTTTAAGCATTTGGATTTCTATCGTATTGAGCCCAACAAAATCATAAAAGAAACACCTTCGTTTTTGACCTCCCCTGTGCACACGCTTCTCACATTGTTTTCGTTCTATGATTGATGAGCCATTAGAAAAGAAAAGACAATATGATCCACCGATGAGATTTATAGAAGCACCACCTGCCTTGGGCTGTACAAGACACACTTTGGATTTTGAGTTGGTATTAAACTCAGTGTATTCAGCATGAGCATCTTTGCTCTGACCATTAATATAGTTGAACTTGATTTTATTCTTTTTCAACATTTTGCTTAGGATTTCAAATTCCAATTTAAACTCATAGAACACAACAGCCTTGTTGTCCTTTTCTATAACAGATATGATTGTTTCTTTCACAGCATCCAGCTTTGGATTTTTTTTAAAGATTTTGCCTGTTCGCTTGATCGCCCCTCCACATATCTGCCTGAACTCAAGTGTTTTGTTCTCTATTGTTCCACCCATACCATCCAAGCCTTCATAAGCATCATCATATGCTTTATCCTGCTCATTGCTCAACCGATACTTTACTGTTCTATATACTTTCCCTGGCAAGTCTGTAACTTCATCCTCGCTATACCTGATTGCTCTATTGAATAATTTTTCCTCTATTTTCTTTTTGCCACTTTTAGTCACTTTCCAGTCTGGTCCCCAAAACCCTTTGTCTTCAAAATATGCTCTCCTATATCCATAGTAGTTTGGACCATATGTCAAACCTCTATCAACTATATAATACTGAGGCCAAACACCAAGTAGTGTATTACCAAATGGTGTCCCAGTCAACAACGTTCTTTTATCAATTCTTTTCTGTAATTGATTAATAACCTTATAATTAAGACTATCAGGATTCTTACATTTGTGGCTTTCATCAAGTACAAGAATATCAAATTTAAAAGACAAAAATTTTCTTATAGCCCTTGGATCAGGCACCATTTTCATTTTATCATTCTTCACAACCTTCATAGAAAGCATGTT